GTCGTCCGCATACCGGGCAGTATTCCGCCCGACGTGTTGCGGGTAGGCCCGTCTCGCGCTCCCAGCGTCTCGGATCGACAGGAGTGTCATAGTTCCCCGGCAGGTAGTATCGGGCCGCCGGGCGGGTCTGAGCAGGGTCTACGTGTGTGTAGCCGTTCTGTTCGAGGTACATCTCGTCGGCGATGCTGGTACTGGCGGCTACTTGCGATTTGTGCCGCCAGAACTTTGCTTCGCGTAGGTCTCCGCTTGCTGGGTCACGCAGTTGCACGATTGTTACTCCTATAACGATTGTGAATTACTTTCGGGTTATAGTGAATACGTGTCGGTTATGGGACCTTACTATACCTTTTACTATACCCTTGTTTTTGCACAAGTCTAATGTGTTGCGGCACTTACAGTGTTTTTGCGTGGTTTTGAAAACGGTTTCAAGTTAGCCCCCTATATAGGGGTTTATTGCGTTACACTCTCTCGTATGTATTACGCTGTTCTTCGCCTATAATACGTAAAACTCTATCTATTCTATATATCTTCTTTTTTTTCTTTGAAAAGGTATAGAAGATATAGTAAAAGAGAGTTCTTAGGGGCTGGAACGCCGTTTTGTTACTATGACTAAGCCGTCTCCGGGCATAGCAGGCGGGCCGCAGGGTATAGTAACCTCATAGCGCATACGATTAGGTCGATTTTTATGCGCTGGTGGAGGTCCCAGTCACATGTGACCGCCGCGCCACACATTTCAATGACAAGGGGCCACCCGTCGCCAGGCAGCCCCCTTCCAGATGCGAACCCGATGGACTATCCGTATCCGTGCTCTTCGGGGCGACTCCAAGGCTCATACCCGCGAAAGCATATTGGGTATGCTCCGCCGGGGTGCGCTCATACCTCGCCATTCTCTGTAACCTCGATCCGCAGTCTTCCATATTCGGGGTGGTCTGTGAGAAACTGCTCGCGCACGCGCGCTCGCCATGTGTCATACTTGTGCCAAAAGTCCATACGATACCTCCTGATAAGTTATGCCTTGCACGCAGTCAGGAACCGGCTGCGGTTGAATAGTCCGTTGTTCTGCTGGCACACGTCGGCTACTGCCTCCACGTCGCGCTGCCATTGCAGATATGCCGGACTGTCACTGTCGGGTTTGTTCCGCGCCAACGCACGCGCTAATTGTTCGAAGTGCTTTTTCGACATAGTACGTCTCCACAATAGGCACAATCGCCAGTGTTCCGGCGCGGCCTACCGCGCCGGTGGACTGGGGGCTGTGTTAGTCGCCCGCGTAGCATCTACGCGATAATGCGAGAAACGTAGGCCAGTCTATGACAGGGTAGTCCGTGCCTGCGCCGATAGGTGCTTCCATCACGCGGAGCCCGTGGCAGTCGTGCTCGTGATAGGCTTTCAGCGCTTCCTCGCGCGTGCCGAGTACAATTCGGCATTGACCGTCCGCTTGGATCATACCGTATGTATGCATTATGTTCATTCCTCCTCTTAGAGTAGTGATAGGTACGCCACGAGAGCCGACAGCGCAGCCCAGCGGGCTTGTGTGTAGACAGTACATAGGATTGTGTGCATGGCTCAGCCCTTTACGCGGATTGGGGATAGGCTTTCATGCGACGTACAAAACATCTCGCCCACCGGGTATCCGTCGCGCACGCGTTGGAAGTAGTAGGACAAGTCGTCACCGCAACCATCTGTCTCTACGCCAAGTCCCCACAATTCCTCAATCTGTGCGTCTGATATGCTGGCAGACTCGAATTCTTGCGGGGTTCCGAGGTTGTTGACCTTGACCTCTAAGTCGAGCGCAAAGGCACGTTCATGGCAGTGACGGTCGTTGACCTCGTACCCGTCGCGTGCATTGCCCCAGACATCATACGTCCAGACTTCCCAAATAGTGTGTACGGTCTTCATGGTGTGATTCCTCCAAAGGTTCGTTCGACTATGCATAGCATACACCATGCGGGGTCGCGTGTCAAGAGGATTATGGAGATTCTTTTGATTATTCTCTGGTATGTCGGCAACGTGCGTGCGTGCGTGCGTGCGTGCGTGCGTGCGTGCGTGCGTGCGCACCCCCCACGGTGGGACCCTCGGGCTTGAGGCTTCGCCTTGGGACCCCTCGTACCCGGTCCCCCGCGTCACCCCAAAATTCCTAAATCCGACAACATATATCCAGTAGATACAACCGTCACAACCCCCCCAGACCTACTACAAATGTAGAAGAAATCTTCTTCTACGCCCTCTGTAGTTCCCGTAAGGTGTCCGACACCTTACGGGAATTATGGGGGGAGAGCATAGGCCCATTGCCAGTGCGCCCCCGCCAGGAGACTTCCCCGATGAGCACCGCAGTCAGATTGCTTGATAATCAGGGTTTTAACGTGCCGCCCGGCATCGTGGGGTACACTCCCGTACTCGCCAGCGGACAGAAGGTCACCGATGCTGCGACGGGCGGCGATCACGAGTTGGCCCTTACCGCAGGCAAGACGTACATCGCGATGGCGGACACCACCGCGGGCGGCCAGTGGCTCCTCGGTATAGCCACGACGGCGACGGCGGCCAATGTGATCTGGTTCATTCCCGTGGGCGGGGTGTTGTGTTTCCACATGCCTGTCGATTACGCCACGCTCCATTACCAGGCCCTTGCGAACGGGTCGAGCCTGTACATTACGGAGGTAGATACATGAGAGCCAGAGACGTCGGCATCCCCGCAGGCATTGTTTTGGCTGTAGGCGGCGTTGTGGCCTCGCTCGCGCAGCCCCGTCACAACGTCGGCCCACAGGGCATCGCCCCGCAGGTTGCCGCCGTACGACCAGCCGTGGTCCACGTCGAGCACGGCGGGGTCTGCCAGGGCTCCGGGGCGATCATCGGCGCCGACGGGATCGTCTTCACGGCCGCCCACGTTACCGAGGGTGGGACCGACCCCAACAGGTTCCGCGTAACTCTCGACGACGGGCGGAGGTTCGGCGTCCTTGAAGACACCCGGTTCGACGTGGCGTTTCTGCTACTCAAAGACGTGAACGAGCCCCTGCCGACGGTCCCGATGGCCGACCTGTCTGGCATGAGGGTGGGCGATCCTGTGTTCATCATGGGCAGCTCGCGGGGGTATGTGAACTTCAACTCCGTCAGCCTGGGGATCATCTCCGCGATGCAGCGGAATCTCGATGATCCGAGGCCCTACGGCTATGGGTGGGCGGTCATGTTTCAGAGCACCAGTCCGGCCTTTCCCGGTAACAGCGGCGGACCGGTCTTCGACATGCAGGGCCGGGCGGTGGGTGTGCTCGTCGCCGGGATGGCGCCGACGCTTAACTACAGCGTCCTGGTTGCGGTGTTTCGCGATCAGGTGGAGGTCGTCCGCCAGGCATTCGCCCTGATGCGGTTCAAGCCGCCCGAGATGGCGCCGGTGGACGCCGGATGGGGGTACACGTCGAAGGACTACTACCGTGAACGGTAAAGGCTCCGCGCGTCGGCCGTGCCGTACCAGCCCGGAGGAGGAGCACCTGCGGTGGGCGCTCGCGGCGGGTACGATTACGTTCGCACAGTTCGAGCAGCGTTATCGCGAGTTGCTACATGAGGGCAAGATTACCAGAGACGGAAAGGTGGTGAAACATACCCGCGACGAGTAAAGCACAGTTCCGCCTCATGCACGCCGTCGCCTCCGGCTCGGCGAAGGTTCCCGGTCTGAGCAAGCCTAAGAAGAGGGGGGCCTAATGCAGTGGTTGGAGCGCCTCTTCGACAAGATACTGTCTCTGATGCCCGCGATTGTCCTCGTGGAGCCTACGGAGCGGGCCGCGCGGGTGACGGGCGGGAGCAGGTATAGAATCATCGGTCCCGGCTTCTACTTCGTCTGGCCGGTCGTGCAATACATCATTCGAATGGACGTGGTGACGCAGGTGGTGGACCTGCCGCCCCAGACAGTGCGGACCCGCGACGGGCATGATCTCGTCGTCAGCGGGTGCATCCGCTACCGCATCGCGGATATCGAGAAGGCCCTGTTCGCCGTGCAGGACGTGGACAAGGCGTTCTCGACGCTCGCCCTTGGGGTGATCCTTGAGTACATGCAAACGCGGTCGCTCGCCGAGTGCGGTGACGTGGAGTCGATCAAGAAGGAGCTTCGCCGCGGCGTGGCGGAGGCCGCTGGCGGGTGGGGTTTGAAGGTGGAATCCGTCATGCTGACAGACCTGGGCCGTGTGCGCTCGTTGCGTCTGTTCGGCGACAACTTAAGGGCTGTGTAGTGCCGAATATTCCTAAAGAAGCGTTGGAACTGCACAAAAAGGGCCTACGTCGTTGCGGTCATTGCCACAAGGTAAAGCCGGTGGATTTGTTTTACAGGGATAGCAGTAACAAGACCTTTGGCCGCACTGAACGATGCAAGGAGTGCATGAAGGCATTGAGGCGGGGCTATCGTCGCGACCCTGAAAAGGTGCGGGCGCAGTATAAGCAATGGCGTGCGAAACAAGACGACGCTGATCTAAGTCGCCGTCGTTGGGCCTCCAAGTTGCGGATCAGGTACGGGCTAACCGTCGAGCAGCATGGCTCTATGTATACCGAGCAGAATGGGTGCTGCCTACTATGTGGACAGTCCGTTCCATACGACCGTATCCAAACGGATCACGATCACACGACAGGCCGGGTACGCGGGCTGCTGTGCATACCGTGCAATATTTGGGTGGGGTTCTTGGAGAAGAATTTAGGGCGGCTCGACAAAACGATGGACTATATCAATGGCGAAGAAAAAGCCTGATCCTGAGAACAAAGATTTGTTACAGCTTGGCGCCAAAGTTCGCGCCGGCATGTTGCTGTCCTCGTATCTCCGTGCCATAGGCACGGAGGTCACTGAGGTCATGGATGATGACGTGCCGCGAGGCTGTACGCCGGGGATGCCACGACTCATATCCAAGGCAGAGCGGCTTGCGCGATGGCTTTGGTATCGTGCGCTACCGCACAAGGATGATGAGGGCAATACGGTACAGCCCGATCTACGTGTTGTGCAGTTGGTTATGGACCGGGTGGAAGGCAAGGCCGGCGTCGTGGCGGAGGATAAGGCCAACGACGGCCGAGAGACGGTGCCCGAGAAGGTGTCGCGTCTGGGCGTGGAGCGGCTGAATAAGTTGGCGGAGGCAGGGGAATGACAATAGCGCAGTGCGGGGAGTGCCGGTTCTATATCAAGATAGGCATGGAGTGTCGTCGTCACGCTCCCAAGAGTGATTTCTGCAAGCCCGACGCCTGGCCCCATACTTGCCCGGATGACTGGTGTGGTGATTTCGAACAGCGACAGGAGCCGACAGTTGAGTAGCATCGCCCCCGAGCTATCGACTCCTTTCCCGACCGACCGCGAATGGTGGGTCTGCCCCAAGACAGGGCTTCGCGTGCCTATGCGGGAGACGGAGAACGCCGCCTACCGCGAGCGGCTCCTGCATAAGGCCGCCCATGACTCCGTGATGCAGAAGGACCTCCTTGCTGCGTGCAAAGAGAGCGTGCTGTTCTTTGTCAACTCGTTTTGCTGGACCCTGTGGGAGTTCGAGGTCGATCAGACGACGCATCGCTATGTGCCGTCGCCGTCGGCGTTGCACCCCTTTATCACGTTCGAGCGGCAGGAGGAGTGGTTCAACTGGGCCGAGGAGCGATTCCGGCTGGGCGAGGATGGGCTGACGCACAAGTCTCGTGAGATGGGCGCTTCATGGCTCCACGCGCAGTTCAACCATCATGTGTGGTTGTTCCGCCCGAATACGCAGATACGTGAGATGAGCCGCACCGAGGATATGGTAGACAGTCCGATCTCGAAGTCGCTGTTCTACAAACACGACCTGTTGAATACATATCTGCCTGAGTGGATGTGTCCGCCGGGCGTCTTGGTGCGGGGACGGCAGAATCGGACGAGTCTGCGAATCCACAACGAGTTGAATGGCTCGACCATCGCCGGAGAGAGCACGAACCGGGCCGCTCTGTCGGGCGACCGTTGCGCTCTGCTGCTGCTCGATGAGTTCGCCAAGGTCGAGAACGGCGAGGCGATCAAGCGGGCGACGGCCCCGGCCGCCGCGTGCCGGCTGGTGAACTCGACCGTCGATATGCCAGGCTCGTGCTACTCGCAGTGGAAGAACTCCGGCACGATCAAGGTGTTTACACTGATGGCGTGGGACCACCCGCGCAAGGGCGCTGGCCGGTTCGTGTTGCAGGACGACGTGACCAAGGAGTACCGGATTACGTCGCCGTTCATTGAGAATGAAATAGCCGATAACGGGTGGAAAGAGGTCGCTGCGGAAATCTATGGGATCGAGGTCGCAGTCGGTGACACGTTCTTTCAGCACACTGATCTCGACCAGCACGCGGCGCTCTATGCGCGCGAGCCGAAGGAACGCTTCAATATCAAGCTCCGCGACAGGATTCCCAACGCCGACGTGGCCCGGTTGTTCAAGACCCGCGACCTCAAGGCGGTGTCGCTGACGCGGGCCAAGGGCGGTGAACTCGCCGTGTGGGTTCCGCTGACGAACGGCCGACTCGACCAGAGCAAGACATACATCCTCGGCATCGACCTCTCGAAGGGCCTCGGCGGCGAAGGGACGAGCGAAAGCGTTGTCTCGGTCAAGTGCAAGCAATCGGGCGAGATCGTCGCCAAGTGGGCGAGCCGATGCACGCCGCCGTACAACGCCGCCCGCGTCGTCGCGGCCCTGGCCTTGTGGGTCGGCGGCGGGGCGCCGCAGCGGCTGCCCCTCGTTGCATGGGAACAGAATGGCCCCGGCATGGACTTCGGCAACGTCTTTGTCAACGAACTCAAGTATCCCTACTACTTCCGCGACGAGACCATCGGGAACGTGGTGGAGAAGAAGACGGCCCGGTGGGGTTGGCACAGCACCCGCGAGCGGAAGGCTCTGCTCCTGCGGGCCTATGAGCGGGCGTTGAAGGAAGGTCGGATTATCAATCGAGACCGGCAGAGTCTCGATCAGGCCAAGACCTACATCACCTACCCCTCGGGTGGATGCGGCCCGGCGGAGTTGGTGGACAAGGACAAGGCGGCGTACCTCGGCCACGGCGACCGGGTAATTGCTGACGCATTGACCGTGATGGACAAGGAGGTAATGCAGCCCCGGCCGGACAAGGAGATCGGCAGCGGCACGATGCAGTCATGGGGCGGGCGGTTCGACGCCTGGAAGCGGGCGAACAGGAAGACGAGTAATTGGCAGAAGGCATATTCATGGCGATAGAACTCACAGCGACCCGGCTTGGCGAGTGCGTCCTTGAGGGCTTCGAACGCGTCAAGCGCTTCCGCAAGGCCCGCGAATCACATCTGAATGTCTACGTGGGCGACTACTTCGCCAAGGAAGTCGGCGTCACCGGGGAGAAACCGCTCAATCTCGTCTTCCTTGCCATACGCAGTCTCGTGCCCAACGTGGTCCAGAAGGAGGGCGTCAGCCGCGTGCTCACGCCGATCCTGGCCCAGCGGGACTATGCCGACAAGCTCGGACTGGCCCTGGACGAACTGCACCGCAAGACCAAGCGTGCCCGGCTCCTACGGGCCTGTGTGGTCGATATGTGCTTCGGCCCGGCCATCACCAAGACGGGGATCGCCCCGAGCGACAAACTCCTGGCTGTGGGCGACCTACGCATCGACCCCGGCCAGTTGTACACGGAGCGTATCAGTCTCGATGACTTCGTGTGCGATCCGCAATGCCTGGCGTTCGACAAGGCGGCGTTCCTCGGACACCGCGTTCGCATCGAACGGGCAAAGCTCCTCGACGCCGAGGGGTGGGACCATGACCTCGTGCGGCGCCTGCCCCAAGCCGGCACTAAGGCGTCGGACGGCCGCGCAGCAGACCTGTCCAAGGACGATGGGCAGTCGGTGACGACGCTCGACTTTCAGGACTATGTGAATGTGATCGAACTTTGGGTCCCCGAGGCCGAGGCGATCTGCTACCTGCCCGATCCTGAGGAGGCGGGGTCGAGTGATTTCCTTAAAGTCACGGAATACTATGGCCCGCCCTCCGGGCCGTATACCTTCGGCGCTTTAACACAGCCGGTTCCCGACAACCCCTTCCCTATCGCGCCGGTGGGCGTGTGGCGGGACCTGTCCGATATGGCGTGCCAGTTGTTTAAGAAGGCGATGCAGCAGGCCGACCGGCAGAAAAACGTGGGCGTGTACCGGCCCTCGTCCGCCGACGTGGCCGATGCCATCCACGACGCGGAGGACGGCGAGTGGGTCGCCAGCGACGACCCGGACGGCGTGCAGATCAAGAGTTTCGAGGGCGCCTCGCCCGAGACCGTGCAGATGGCCCAGGGGCTCTACAGCTACTTCAATCTGATGGCGGGCAATCCTGATCTGATGAGCGGGGCCGGGATCAACGCCGACAAGGCCACGGGCCAGCAGATTTTGCAGCAGAACGCCAGAGTCGCCATCGGCGATATGCGGGACATGACCTACGACTTTGCCGCCGAGATCAGCGGCAAAGAGGCGTGGTATCTGCACAACGATGACCTGATGTTCCAACCAGGCCAACCGGGCATACCGCTCATCAAGCGGACGCCGGACGGCGGCGAGCAGCAGGAGTTTCTCACGCCCCAGGACAAAACCGGGGAGTTCGATACGCTTGGTTTCACGCTCGTCAAGCGAAGTATGACGGTAATCGACCCGGAGAACCGGGCTCGGCTCGTGAGTACGTTCTGCACGCAGATCGTGCCGCAGGCGTTCCAGGCGGCGATGGTGTCGATGCAGGCGGGCGTGCCGTTCAACATTCAGCGGTACTTGACCCTGATCGCCGAGGACATGGGGATCGCCGAGATCGTGGAGCAGGTCTTCGATGACCCGCAGTTCAACGCCCGCATGGAGTGGTACGCGAGTACGGTCGGCAAGCAAAACAAGAAAGAGGGACGCAGCGGTCCCGCGGGAATGATGGATACGACGCAAAATAAGGGATTTCCAGTAGGGGGTACTCCACTATCCGATCCGACGGAACAGTTTAACCGAAACGCTCAGATGGGTGCGGTTCCAGCACAAGCATCGCTGCCAATTCGGGCGGGCCTGTAATGAAACGGTGTTGGGATTGTGGGGAGAGTAAGCCGCTTGCAGAGTTTTACAAGGATGTATCCCGTTACGATGGGGTTACGTCCCGGTGTAAGCCGTGCCATCGAAGGGCTACAAACGCCTCGCGTAAGAGACACCCCACCAGAACCCGCGATAGTAATATCCGGCGACGGCTCGGTATTGGCGCGGAGGAGTATGATGCGTTGTGTGAAAAATTCTGGCATCGGCAAAAAGGAATTTGCCTTATTTGCGGGGGCATATTGTCGCCTAAGACGTGGAATTTAGACCACGATCATGCGACTGGTTACTTTCGCGGACTATTGTGTGGTCCCTGTAATAGAGGGATTGGGTTGTTTGGCGAAGATTGCGGCCGATTAGTGCGGGCGGCAACCTATTTACGTGTAGCACAAGAGGAACAGGCGCAGTTGGGCGCGGCCCCGGCGCAGGCGAACAGAATGATGGGAGGAATGTGATGATAGTAGAGCATATAGCTCGTATTTGCCATGAGGCCAACAAAGCCTATTGCGAGAGTTTGGGCGATGTTAGTCAGGTTTCGTGGGAAATGGCTCCGGACTGGCAGAAACAGTCGGCTATTTCGGGGGTAGGGTTTCATATGGCCCATCCGGAGTCTACGCCAGAGATGAGCCACATGGAGTGGCTTAAGCAGAAGGAGCGGGAAGGATGGGTTTACGGCCTCGTCAAGGACGCGAGTAAAAAGGAACATCCCTGCATGGTCGCCTACAACGACCTGCCCGTCGAGCAGCGGATGAAAGACTCGCTGTTTGTTGCAATCGTTAGGGCACTTTCTTAATGGGGAGGAATCTGATGTTCGGCAAGGCAAAGAAACGCGCCGTGACGCCTCGGGCAAGCGAGTATGAGAAGGCGACGGTAGACCAGCGGCTTCGGGAGAAGTACCCGAAGATGATGAATAAGACGGGGGCATGGGGCGGACCAAAGAAGAAGCCAACGGCCGTCGCCAAGATCAAGCAGGCCCGCAAGGACCAGGACGATTCGTTGCGGGGGGCTCTGAGCCCGGAGGAATACAAGCGTTTGGTGGGGGATTGATATGCCTTTCTATTGCTACCGATGCCCGACGTGCGGCTGGACTGATGAGGTTATCAAGCCGATGTCCGCGAGCAACAGTGTGGAGACCTGTCGCCAGTGTCACGCGGTTATGGAGCGAGACCACCAAGCCGAGGTCGCGACAAATACCTGTGACACGCATAACGCTCGGCCGATCCATAGTGATTCGTTGGCGATTCACCCAGATCAGATCGGTGAACACCATCAGCGGTTCCCAGACGTGCCGCTCGATGGCGCGTGCCGCCCGGTGTTCACGAGCACCAAGCAGAGAGCAAAGTACCTGAGTCAGCGGGGCATCGAGAAGGTCCCGCATCGCAGAGAGTATTGAAAGGGGAATGAACGATGTTCGACAACGACAAGGCAGTAGAGGAATTGCAGAAGACTATTGATTCGATTGACTTTGCGGGCGGCCCCGAGCCCTCGCCTACCCCGGCAGCGGAACCGAAGGAACCGGCAGCGACGCCCACGCCTACCCCGGAACCCGAAGCGAAGCCCGAGCCCAAGCCGCAGGATGCGGCCCCGGCCCCGGACGAGCCGAAGGAACCGGCAGGCAAAGAGGAACCAGCTACCCCGGAATCCGGTGAACCGAGGCCGGCAGACGAGCCGAAGGCCATTCCCGACAGTCACTATCGTGCGGCTCTGCACATGGGCTGGAAGCCGGAGGACATCGGCGAACTGTACGACAAGTCCCCCGAAGTGGCCCTCAAGACCCTCGCCAAGTGCTACGAGCAGGTCAACGCGACTTCGAAGCAGCTTGGCGAATTGGGCCAGCGCGCGCGACAAATGCGGGAGCAACCCGCCGCCCCTGCCGCGCCGCAGCCGTCCCGCAAGGAGGCGGTGATGAAAAAGCTCAAGGAGGAGTATGAGGACAACCCGATCATCGATCTCCTCGGCGAGTTGATCCCCGATCAGGCGCAGCCGACGCCGAGGCAGGCCCCCGAGTCCCCCGCGCCGCAGGCGCCGACCGTGGATCAGGAAATCGCCATCCGCCAGCAGATCAACACGTTCTTCACGGCGGACGAGATGGATGTCTTTCAGGACTTCTACGGCGCGACCTCGCAGGCGGGGGATTGGAGTCTGCTGACCCCCGGCCAGAGGGCGAACCGGATCGAGGTCTGCAATCGGGCACAGAACATTCTCGATGGGGCGACAATGGCGGGGATGCAGGTGAGTACCGCCGAGGCGATGGAGCGGGCGCATCTGGAAGTGACGGCCCCGATAGCGGAGCAGTTTGTCCGCGAGCGGATCGTGAAATCCGCACAGAAGCGGGCCGCCGGCGTCACTCTTAAGCCCAGCGGCAGTAAGACCCCGGCTCCGGCCGCGGGTCAGTACAACAAAGAAGAAGCAGTAAAAGAAATGGGTGCGGAACTCAAGAAGGTACTGGGGTAACGCACCCCAGGAGATTGACACATGGGATACACCTACGATCAACTCTCCGGTCTCGTCGCGACGGTCCATACCAAGTACCCGAAGAACGAACTGACGGTCACTTGGGACGATCACCGATTCGAGGCTGCGAGAATCCTCAACCAGGACAGTATCAAGAAGCAGGGCGGCACCACCATCACCGGTAAGGCGATGCTGGACCCGCAGGGCAACGCCCGATGGATCGACGGCTACTACGAGAAGGATCAGCTTGCCCAGGGCGAGACGATCCACGAGTTCACTATGCCGTGGAAGCGGTTCACGACCAACTGGTCCTGGGATGAGTTCGAGATTTTGCAGAACAAGTCCGACCCCGAGGGCTTTATCGACCTCGCCAAGGCCAAAGAGATGCAGGCGATGTGGAACCTCGCGCAGTTGTTCGAGAACGCCTTCTGGACGGGCTCCGTATCGGCGACCTCCAAGGAGATGCGCGGTCTGCCGTACTTCATCCGCATGATGGATAAGGACACCACGACGGCCGGATTCGTCGGCAAGACGATCCGGTTCATGGATGGCACGACTTCGACCGAGTGCGCCGGCATCGACGCCAATGTATACGATCAGTGGTGCAACTGGGCCGATCTCTACACGGCGGTCAATGATGATCTCGTGAAGAAGATTCGCAAGGCGTTCCTGTACTCGAAGTTCCGGGCTCCCCTCGGCGCCACGCAGTTCGAGGTCCGCAAGGCCGCCAAGCGGCGCATCTACACCGGCCAGAGCGTGAAGCTCGACCTGTACTCCTACCTCGACGCCAAGGATGACGTGCATCAGAGCAAGGAGACGCTGGGCCGGATGGTCGTCAGCGAGGGTACGGACCTGCTCATCAACGGCCATGATGTCATAGACATCGACGCCCTGGAAGGCTACACGGACCCGGAGACCACCGACACGGCCGACCCGATCTACTGTGTGGATTTCAGCCACTTCATGCCGGTCGTCTACTCGGGCTACTGGATGAAGCGGCGCGGCCCGGTGCATGGCGGGACGTTGCAGCACACCGTCTTCACCATGTTCATCGACGGCGCCGTGAACGTGTGGTGCGACTCGCCGCGTCAGGCCGGGTTCGTGCTGCATAAGGCCCTCACGACTTAAGAGTAACCCCTGATTCACAGGAGAAACACAAATGGGATATGTGAACTACAAAACGGCCGGTAACGCCGGCCAACCCTCGCCGAGCGTTTGGGCGGATTTCTGCGCCCTCTGCGCCGCCGCGGATGTGGGCGATTATATCCACATCTGGGATGATTTCGTGCGGGGCGGGACCGTGACCGACACGAGCGTTGCGAACTGGGACCTCGTCGGCACCAACGCTGACGTGTCGCAGGTTGTGGATGTGGCCGGCGGCCGCATCCTATTGGCGGGGTCCGGGGCCGACAACGACTCGGCGTTCATTGCCACGCCGGACCTGTATCTGCTGAAAATGAATAACCGTAAGCGATTCTGGTTCGAGGCATACGTGCAGTTGCCGGAAGCCGGAGCCGCTGATGACTTCGCCGCGTTCGTCGGCCTGATCGAGAAGGCCGGCGCGACGGCGGAACTGATCGCGGACAATGGCGCGACGGTCATTGATGAAGATTTCGTGGGCTTTTTCGCTGAGACGGACGGCACGGGCATCCAGGCGTGGAACGCCACGATCAACCAGGGTGGTTCGGCCAATTTCCCGGTAAATGTCGAGGCCGACGCGGTGGCGGTGTCTACGGACTGGGTCAAGCTCGGTATCACGTTCGACGGCAATCAGACCGTGAGCTTCTACGCCGACGGCGTTTTGCTCAAGACGTATGACGTGGACAACCTCGACAACAATACGATGGCCCATGAGCTTTGTGTGGCTCTTGGCGTCAAGGATGGCGAGGCCGATGCGCTCGGGATGAACGTGGACTGGGTTCGTTTCGCATGTGAGAAGTAAGAGGAGGTAGGCTATGAGTATTTGGAGCAAGCTCGAACGACAAGCTCGCGCCACGCCTGCCCCCGCCGCCGAGACCGCCGTGCGTCCCTTGGAGGCTACCGAGGATGGGTGGACCCGCTGCTACGGTACGACTGTGCCGGCCGATGCCGGTACGGGATATGCCCCCGGCTGCGAGTTCCTCGACATCACCAACGGAGCCCGCTACATCAATGAGGGCTCCGCCGCCTCGTGCGATTTCAACAAGGTCAACACCACGGCGAATGTCCTGACGCAGATCGAGGCGGATGACCTGGCAGGCACGGCGACCGGTGTGGGACCGAGCCCCCTAATCTGGGACGACTCGAAGTGGTTGGAGGTCGTGCTGGACCCGACCAAAGGCGTTGCGTACTTCGATGACTTCATGGGTCCGGTGGATGGCACTACCGGCGACGGTTACACCATCACGCAGGTCACATCGGGCGCGATTTCGACCGTGGCCGATGAGGAGGGCGGCGTGCTGCTGGTGGGTTCCGGCGGGCATACTTCCGCCGATGACGGCGTGAACGTGCAGCTTACGAACTGCATGGTCAAGCCCGCTGCCGGGCGAACCATCCGGTTCGAGGCCCGCGTGAAGTTCAACGACAACTCCGCGACCACCAGCCAGTTCGCTATCGGCCTGGCCGGGATCAACACGGCGGTCATTGCGGCCGGCGTCCTGGATGACACCGTGGATAAGGCCCTGTGGTTTCACCACGCGGCGACCACGGCAGACAAGATGTCCGTTTGTGCTGCTCGTGGCAACGCCGAGGACATCGACACCGACAAGGCAACGACGGTGGACGACACCTACATCAAGCTCGGATTCGTCATCGATGGTCTCACCAGCATCAAGTGGTACGCGAACGGCGTGTTGGTCCATACCAGCGATGTCGCGGCCAACATCCCCAACGCCGTGATGTGTTTGACGTTCGTGGCCCAGGTGGAAGGGACTTCGGCGGACTCGGAGATGTCCGTGGACTGGGTGCGGTTGCTACAGGAGGGACGTTCGTAGTATCTGTCCCGGCGAGAGTGCAGGCGCCGCAAGCGCCTGACATGAGTAGCCGGTTGTTTCGCCCGGCGGGTGACGTTCCCCCGCCCGCCGGGCTCTTGGCTCAGTCGTCTAAGGGAGAAGTCTCCCCTCGGGCAGGACCCGGCGATGGCCGGAAATGCGGGTTCGACCCCCGCCTGGGCTATTGTCACAAAAAGAGATCGTTGTTTCTGACAAAGGGGATTCTATGTTGACGCTCGAACAAGCTCGCGAAGTTCTTGACACCATCGTTCGGCAGGTCCGCCTCACTCGTGAGGAGCACAGCCTCGCTGCGCAGGCGTTGGGGTTGCTCTACGACGGGGCCAAGGAGAGTCAGGAGACTGAGCAGACGCCGGAGGCCGCATGACCAAACGGTGCTCTAAGTGCGGGCAGGAGAAGGATGTCAGTGAGTTCGACAGACTACGAGGGCAATGTAGAATATGTCGGGCCGCTTACCAGCGAAAGTGGTGGGCAGAACATAGAGAACTGGGCCGAAAGAAACATAGGCAGTATTATGAATCACACAAGGCGGAGCACAGGGCAAAGGCCCGTAAGTATTACCTTTCCCATAGGGAGCAGGCTAAGCAGTCGGCAAGAAAGCACTGGATGCGAACGCTATATAACCTGGCGCCGCGGCAACATAGTTTTATATATGTGAAACAGTTGGGGTGCTGTGCTGTGTGTGGCGACCCAACTCCTTACGACAAGATGCAGACGGAACACAATCACACAACCGGAAAAGTTCGTGGTTTGACGTGTGCCAGATGTAATTTACTCGTAGGAATGCTTGAGTCGTACGGCGATCTCGTCCCGATGGCACAGAAATATATTGAGGCCGACAATGAGTGAACCAACCAGCCGTTTATCCGTTTACGACTTAGTGAAGGAAGTAGCCCTCGCGGCGGAGATCGCTTACTACGGCGTGACCGGCAATGAAGCGGCGATGCCGCCGGTAGATGCCCACGATCTCGACCGCTGCCTCCGCGTCGTGAACACGGCGATACGCAACTTCATCGCACACAGCCCGCCAGGCGGCTGGCGATGGCGCGATCGACTTATGGAGGTCGATCTCGTCCGGGCCTATACGGGCACAGCCTCGGCCGCCGACGCGACCTCGATCACCGATGAAGATATTGCGGGGACTTATGACGACGACTACTTCAACGGATACGTCCTTCGGGTCACTGCCGGAACCGGCGAGGATGAGTACGCAACTGTCACCGACTACGACGGCACCGCCGGCACCTTCACTTTCGCCGCCCTTAGCGGTGGAAGTACGCCGGACACCACGAGTGAGTATCGTATCTGCCGATCCACAGCGGTCGTTGATTCTGACCCAGCGCGGTATCTTCTTAGCCAGGATTTCCAGGGCGAATACACAGGCGAGATTACATTCGCAGCGGGCTCTTCTGCGTGTGGATTAGAGTGGACCAGTGAGGCTGCGATCCGCAAGGCCCGCGAGTACACCGTCAACACCAATGACGCCCCGTTCCTGGCGGCGGTCTTGCCCAATGCCACGCAGCGGCGATGGGAGTTCATCGTCAATCCCGAGCCCACGAATGAGTATACCGTCGTGTTTCCCTACAAGGCGTCCTTCGACGCCCTGACCCTCGTGGCGGGTACGGCCAACGCCGGCGGCGATACAAGCATCACCGACGCCGACCTCGCGGGACTGTACCCCGACGACTACTTCAACGGCGACACCATCAAGATCATCAGCGGCACTGGCAAGACGAGCTATGCCGTTTGTACCGACTACACCGGGTCTACCGGCGTTTTCACCGTCGCCGACTGGCTCTATCAGAGCGGCGCCGCCGGTGGAACGAATCCCGGCAGCGACAGCGTGTACGTCGTAGACGCCGGCGAGGTCCACCCGGCGGGGATGCAGTTCGACTTCGCGATCCTCTCCGCCTGCCGGGCGGCGGTCGAGGAGGAGTTCACCGATGTCAAGCGAGGATTCACCGAGAAGTATATGCAGGTCGATCTACCGGCCGCTTACGCTATCGACGGACGCTCGGCGCCGAGGAAGCTCGGTGTGATGCGGGGTCAGTCCCAGATGGGGGCCAGGACCGTCACCGTAATCGAGCGCGGCGAAGTGACTTACAACGTGTGATCGTTCGAGGACAACGAGCAATGACCATAATATTTCCATTTTCCGGGCTCCACAAAGGTGGCCTACCCTCCAATCAGCCGGAGAACACAAGTCCACAGTTGCAGAACGTGCGGCCTTTTTTTCAGGGCCGGCTTCGCGGCGGGCAGCGGCCCGGCCTGGCGAAGTGGGGGGCGGGCACGCGGATCGGAGCGGCGGAACAGCCGGTCGTGGCGATGTGCTCGGTGAGCTATGTGGAGAGCCCTGCTGAGGTAGCGGAGTAGACTATGGCGATCACGGCAATAGTCGCGATTCGACCGGAGGAGGGCGGGACGTATAGTCGCCACATGCAGGCGACACTCCCGGACGCCTGGACTTCGGAATCTGATGCGTTCGTTGTCGCCGTGTACGCCGACATGGAGGGGGATGTCGGGGATGTATCGCTATTCGTAGGCGAGACGGAGTACCCCATCTCGTTCGAGTGGGCCGGCGAATATGCGTGGGCGTCCATGCTCTATGCCGATAACCCGACCTGGGCCGGGCTCGATAATGGAGAGTACACCTGCACCTATCGCGCCTACGCCGTTCCAGGCGGAGAGCCAGTTGTTTCACTGGTCGTCAACTTCGAGATCAAGGACGAACCGGCTAAGCCTACAAGCCCCACACCGGCTGATTCCAGCACAGGCGCGCGATTAAACGTGGACCCCCTTGAGTGGTCGGGGGACGGCACTGCGTATGACGTATACTTCGGTGACGACCCCGAAGCTCTTGTACAGATCGCCTACCACACCGCAGAAACCTTTCAAGCCGCACCGAATCTTCCGTTGGAGTACGGGACTACCTACTATTGGCGCGTGGATGCTTTTAATGAGGTCGGAGAGACTGCGGGCGATGTTTGGTCGTTCACCACACTCGAACTTATTCCGCCGGATGGCGCGCCTACACCAAGGCGTCTTATCGGAGTCGCCAACAATAGGGTGTGGTATGAGGATATTTGATGGCTATATCAATCTCTGAACCCACTCCCCTGCGCTGGTTGGTAGCCGCAGGTAACGACCAGATATGGTATGAGGGTGATGCAGTGGCCGGAACAATGATAGAACTCGTGGCCGCACGAGACGACATCGACACGTCGGATCAACTGACGGTCGTGCCCGCCTATGGCAAGGTGTTCGTAGTCAACGGCACGAACCTCAAGGTCATGGACTTTCAGAACACCAAGATCACGACGACGAACCTCGGGTCACATCCGCCGGATCGCGGCAACATCTTGGCGGGCGGAAGCTCGGGCGCCCAGATGGTCGTGGACTACATCACGTCGCTCTCCGGGGCCTGCACGATCTACGGCTACCGCACTACCGAGGCGCAGTTCGAGGCTGAGACCGTGACCGGAACGGACGACGACGGAAACGCAATCAGCTTTACCGGGACAGCGGGCGTGACGCCCGACCCGCCTGATACGCCGCCCCACTGGTACGACTGGACGGTTTACGGCGGCGATACGACAAACTATGGCTCGATGCCCGCTCGGGCGCACCTTGGCTGTGTGTCGGGCGGCCGACTCGTACTGAACAACGCCGACTACCCGCACCAAGCCCCGACCTCGGCAGCGGGGAACCCGTGGGATTGGAACATCTACCGCACGACGGCTGACCGGGCGACCGTGATTGGGTCGGGCTCGGCGGGTCAGATCGGCGACGTGGTGCGAGCCTTGATTCCGGCGCGAGACGGTCAGCTTATCATCGGGTGCGCGACCTCGATGCATATTATGATCGACAACCCGGCCTACGGCGGGCAGATGGTTGACATCAACGACGTGGGTATCTTCGGCAGCCATTCCGCGTGCTTTGATGGAGACGGGAACCTGTACTTCTGGGGCACCGGCGGCATCTACCGGCTGGCTCGTGGGGCTGCGCAGGTCGAGTGCATCACGGCGGCGTCCCTGCCGAACCTGATTAAAGACACCGGCGCCAATCCGGCGCTGCATCGTATCACGATGGGCTTCGACGCGGTGCGGCAAGGAATCAAAGTGTGCGTGACCCTACTCGCGGACGGCAGTAGCGAGAACTACTGGTACGACACGCAGACCCGGGGATTTTTCCCCGACACGCACGCCAACGACCACGGCGTCTACTCGATTTTCCAGTACGACGCTAATGACCCCGACTATCGGGGCCTTCTCCTCGGGTGTACGGATGGGTATATCCGCGTGCATGATGACGACGCTACCGACGACGATGGTGTAGCCATCGACAGCTACGTGGCGTTCGGCCCGATCCCGCTGGCGGAAGACGGTCGCGACGGCTCGATTGCGGCGTTCGATCTCGCTCTCGCGGGCGGGGCGTCCGGCGACGTGGATGACGCTACGGTCGAGGTCTGGGCGGAGGACGTGGCCGAGACGGTACTCGAAGACCTTGAGGCGGGGACAAACCCGAACCTGTCCATGACGTTCACCGGCCCCGGCCGAGCGCGGGGGGCCAAGCGCCGTCGCAGCGTGCGAGGGGCCTACGCGGGCGTCAAGGTCGGGAACGATACGGCGAGCGAAACTTGGGGGATGGAGAAACTGATACTTGATCCGGGCAACCCCGGAAGGAGGCTACGGTAATGGCGATGACGATTACGAGGCCGGGAGCCGAGGCGTTCTATAGTTTCACCGATTGGCAGCTTGAGGCGGCGAACCGTGGATTCACGCCCGCGCAGGCCAAGCAGTTCTGGGATGCCGCTCACCCGTCCGCGCCGACGCCGCCGCCGACGCCGACGCCGACGCCGCCGCCTACGCCTGAGGGGCCGAACTGGGGCGACATCAGTGGTTACTTCGACAAGGCCCTCGCCAGCCTGTCCGGCGATACGGAGAAGATGTACCAGCAGGGCAAGCGGCGAACCCTCTCCGACATCGCAATGCAGTCGGTCAACGCAGGCATGGCGAACACGCTAAACATGCCGGCCGCCGGGATAGCCTACGACGAGGCCAACCGGGCGCAAACGAACCTCGCCCTCGGGACTCAGAAGGCGGGCATCCTTACTGGCCTGGGCCAGACGGCGGCGGGGATGTACGGGCAGAATCTCGGCGCCCAGACGCAGAGGTACGGGATCGACGTGGGTGCATCCAGTGACGCCGCCCAGCGGGCCTTGCAGCAGTACATCGCGCAGTTGCAATCCAGCACATCGATATCGCAGACGGCAATGAGTATGATGAACAGATCACAGCCGTCCGGCGGCGGCAGCTACTTCGGGTCGCTGTCTCGGGTGTAACCATGACTGACCTCGCCAATGTCGTAAATTGTCCCGTTCCCGGCTCACCGCGGTTCCAGCAGGATACCGCGATGGCGATAGCTCGCATACGCGCGGCCCTGGGGCCGGAGGGGACTCCGAATTTCAGCACATTGCAACTGTCTGATCTGGCGGGGGCTATCGTGCGGGCTGACACGGACGGCGTGTTGCAGACTGTCACCATCGGCACGAGCCTGTCGTTCTCGGCCCCGACACTGAACACGATTCAGGGGATTCGGGCGGCCGACTCCCCAACGTTTGCAGGACTGACCCTGACGGGCTTGTCCGGTGTGCTCAAGGCCACGGCGGGGGTTGTGTCGGGGTCCGCCACACTGGGCGATCTGGGCAACCTGGCGGCGGATAAGACATTCAACAATGGTGATAACTCAATATCCTTCAACTTCATCGCTCCTTCGGGGGCTCCCACTTACGACGGGGCGTTTGAAATTCAGGCGAGCGGGGCGTTCGTAGGCGACCTGCTGCACGTTCATCAGCACACCGGGAACCCCGGCGCGACGGACCTGTGCCACTTCGAGGCTGAGGACGCTGATGTCCTGGTGTTGCACTTGAGCCACTCTGGGGGCAGCGGCAAGTGCCTGTCGATTGACGCCGGTGCGGGCGAGACCGCAAGTGTTACGGCGGCGGGAGCGGCGGTGCTGTCAGGATTGACTCTGACCGGGCTATCCGGTGTGCTCAAAGCTACGGCCGGGATTGTGAGTGGTTCTGCCACGCTCGACGACGTGGCCGACGGCACGAGCTACGAGCGTGTGGCGGCGGCGGAGTTGTCGGGCGGTATCTACAAGAACGCCACAACAGCGGTAAAGGGTATCGCCTCATTCAATGCTGCGAACTTTACTGTCACAGACGGGGCGGTGTCGCTGACTGGGGGCGGAGGTCTGGCACACAGCGGCTTGAGTGGGCTTGATTACGCCAGTGCCGGGCACACAGGCTTTGAGCCAACTGTCACTAAAGGCAATCTCACAGCAGGTTCCACCAAGATTACGGTTGGCGGCACGGGTACGGGGGCCGTGATCGGGGCGGGGGTGTCAGTGGACGTATCCGAATCGAATCTGACGCACAACAATATCGGCGGACTACAAGGCGGTGTGGCGGGACAGTACAGCCATTTGACTGACGCCCAGGTGTCCGCTCTTCACGCAGCGGTTACACTCGGCACGGCCAACGGTCTGTCCCTCGCCGGGCAGGAGTTGAGTCTGCCGACTACGGCTACGCCGCAGTTCGCGGGGCTCGGAATCGGCGTCGATCCTGGAACGACAAAACTGCGTATGGTGGAAAGCACTGCAAATACCTCCCCTGTAGTTATATTTTATAATAACACCGCGTCGAATGCTGGCGTCAACTTAATATCCACCGACATAACGGCGAACGCTCGGTGCGTATACAGATACAGTTTGGTGCGAGAGAACGGCACATCAAGCGCGGCTGGGGGATTCATCTGCGGTAAAGAGGAACTGTGGACTGATGTATCGGCGACCCGAAAGTCGTATTTTGCGTTTTATACGGCGTCTCCGGCGTACACCGAAAAAGTCCGCATCGATAGCCAGGGCAACACCGGCTTCGGCACGACCAGCCCGCAGGAAGATGTCCACGCCGCCGATACGGTTAGGGCTGATATTGCGTTCAACCTCAACGGCACCGATGGCGTGACGCAAGCGACGGCGGCGGGGGCGGTGTGCGATGTCACAGCCCTGGCGGGCGGCATTGCCACGGCGCAGACACAGATCACCTACGCCGCTAACGGCACATACAACTTCGATGCGACCAGCGGGAATGTGGACTCAATCACGATCACAAACGGTCGTATCACGGCGATCACCACAGCAGCATAGAGGAGCGTAATATGCCCACTGGGCTACCATTCAAATCATTGCCGATCATCGAGGAGATGGCCGAGCAGCGTCTCGCCGACAGCGCCCTCCGCGCCCGGCAGGACGCGGCGTCATATCGCGGAGACCCGAACATCTCCGCGCGGCCGGCGGGCGTGCCGACCGATCAGCCGTGGATGGAGTGGCGGATCGATGTGCCGCAGCCCGCGCAGCAGGAGATACCCGACCCGGTTGTGCTGCTCACGCAGCAGAGCACGACTGCGCTCGATCAAGCTCTCGCCGCCATCGGGGGCAAGCGGGCCGAGCTACAGAAGTCGATCCAGCCCGAGGAGGAGTCCGCGTGGCGGGATGCTCAGGTCGATCTTCGGACCATCAACGAATCCGGCATGGACGCGGAGCAGAAGAAGCAGCGTATCCGCCAGTTGCAGGCGAGCTACGAGAAGAAGGTCTATGGCATCCGCGACAAGATTCGCGGCGATCTCGAAGCGTTGACCCAGCTTGAGGCGCAGGCCAAGAGCGAAGTTGAGTCCAAGCGGGTCACGACGCAGGCCAAGATGGAGGCCATCGCCGACTTTGGCCGCAAGTACGGCTTGTCGGCTGAGGACGTTGCTCGCGAACAACTCGAACTCGTCGGCGTTCGTATGCCGCAGCGCACACCGGCAAAGCCCCAGACGCCGCTACAGCGGCTCAACGAGTTGAACACATACCGAGCGGCGCTGGAGGATGTAGCCCTCCGCGTGCGGTACAATAGGAAAGGTCAATTAGAGGAGGACGTGTCTACCACGAAAACCCCGCAATGGGCGACCGTTACATCCCCGGAGCGAGCGGCGTATTTGGAGAATATCCTCGAAACCGATCGCGCCTTGGGTGCGGAGATCGAGCAGATCGCCGCATCGGCCGGACGACCGCTTAATCTTACAGATGTGGCACGTCGCGCGGCTACACCCGTGCCGCCGTCTGGTGGTGGAATATGGGGCCACATCAAGCGCGGGGGCGCCGTCGGGAGCATTGGTCGTTGGTCGTGGCGAGGACTCTCACCGATAGCTCATAGCGTCTTGCAGTCGGCGTCCGGCGGGCAGGCGGCGGGCGACGATAAGGTCGTGGTCCGCAATCCGCAGGGGCAGGCTGGTAGAATCCCCCGGAGTCAGTTGGCAGAGGCCCTTGCGAAAGGTTACACTCGGGTGAGGTAATTCTATGGCGATTGACTTTGAGCCGTTGAGGCGAGACGATGATATTGACTTCGAGCCGGTGGAACCCCGCCGCAATTTCCTCGTGCGCCATGCCCTCGATGTCGGGCAGGCGGTGCGCGAGATACCGCAGAACATCGAACTCGGTTTCCTCGGGGCCGGGGAAGCCATACTCCGCACCGTACAACGGCGCGGAATGGAGAAACCCGTCTCCGACGAACTGGTCCGCGCGGCCGGCTTCGAGCCGTCCGGCAGACCGTTCGAGCAGCCCCCAATTTCCAGGTGGACCGGTAAAGCCGCCGAGAACGTGGCGGCGACTAAGAGGCGTGTTCTCCGTAAACAGGAACCTGTAACCCTGGGCGAGGCCCCCGTTACGCGGCTGGCTCGCCCCGTGGTGCAGAACCTTCCGCAGTATGGGTCCATGCTCGCGGCGTCGATTCTCAGCGGCACACCTCTCGCAGGGCTGGCCCTCGGGGCGGAGATGGCCGCCGGCTCTACATTCCAAGGTCAGATGGAGGCTCACGGCGATCCGAAGATTGCAAACATCGTGGCCGATATCTCCGGCCTGGCCGAGGTCGCCGGCGAGGCGTTGGTGTTCCCGAAGTTCATCAAGGGTTTGTCGAAGGGGCTTCCTCTGCGGCAAGCCCTGCTCATGGTCGCGGAGAACGCCGGGCAGGAGGGTATCACCGGATTCGTGCAGCAGTTCACCGAGACGATGGGCGAGCAGATCGCCAAGGGCGTCGATACAAAGAAAGCAGCGAAGGTCGCGTTCGAGGAAGGCGTTAAGGCGATTCCCGAGAACGCCTGGGTAGGTGCGGCGATGGGCGCCTTTCCGGCGGCCGGAGGCGTTGTGCAAGCTCGCCGCACGGCACGCGCAGAAGCGATGACGCCGCCCGCCACATACACGGCGGGAATCGACACATCCTCGCCGGGGGCGGAGATTGAGCCCCTGCGGCTGTGGGAGATGGCGGGAGAGACTCCTGTCGTCAGTGAGGCCGTTGTTCCGCAAGAAGCCCCTAAAGCCGCGGCACAAGCAAGTACGCCTGTAGTAGATGCGGAGCAAGCGCCCGCGCCCGCGCCCGCGCCCGCGCCCGCGCCCGCGCCCGCGCCCGCGCCCGCGCCCGCGCCCGCGCCCGCGCCCGCGCCCGCGCCCGAGGGCGGGCGCCCCCCGATCTCCACGCGCAACGTCGATACCGCCGTCGTGCGGGCTGAGGAGAACCTGCCCCCGCTCGTGGGCGGGCAGCGGCGGACCCTGGGCGAGCATCAAGCCCTGTGGACTGAGGCGGCCCCGGCGCCTGAGGTTGTAGACGCGATTACCGACGAGATGCTCAAACGGCCCCGCGCCCTAACGCCGGCCGAGGAGCAGGGCTTCCGCCTGCGGATCGAGGGGGTGCGAGCACGCTACGACGCCCTCGCGGCTGAGGCCGACAAACTGCCCGCCGGTAGCGATGCCCTGCGAAACAATCTCGCTGCCCGACAGGAGCTTCGCAGTCGCAACGATAAGCTCACGCGGGCGACCCGGTTGGCGGGAACCGAGTGGGCGCACGAGGGCCTTTCCCGGCAGAACCTCAACCGACTTCTCGAAGACGAGACCAGTCCGCTCGCCATGACGGCCCTCGCCGAGGAGACCAAGGGCGATAAACTCACACCGGAAGAACAGGCGGGGGTAGAGACCGACTCCAAGGCGGTCAAAGAGATCGCAGAGAGAGCCAAGGTCCGCAAACAAAAAACCGCTAAGCGAAATGCGAATCGCGCGATCGCGCGGGGCCGCAATCGGTACGCCAAGATGACCGAAGCGGAGAAGAACGCCGAACTGGCGGACCTGATCGAAAAGATCAAGGCGGATTCCGATAACGCCGACCATTACTTCTATCAGGCCGCGATGAATCTCGGCTCTCGGCCGGGCATCCACAACGTCGGCGACGTAGCGGCCCGACTGCAAGAGCAGTTTGACTCGATCAACGTCTACACGCTGTCTGACGCCATCGCGGGCGCGCAGCGACGGCAGCGAGTTGAGACAGACCTGTTGAAGGAGGCCCTCGCATCTCTGCGGCGCGAGGCCAAGACGAACGTGCGGCTCCGCACCGCGATCAACGATGTCCTCTGGCATTTGCAGGAAAGCACAGTGCCGGAGAAAGCCGAGCCCGCGCGACGAACGTATAACGAGGACCTGCAAGCTCTGCGGGATACCCTGGCCTACTATACCCAGGAGCTACGGCAGAGCAAGCCCGCTCAGAAGGCCAAGCTCGAACGAGTGCTTGCCCGAATCAACGCCCAACTTGCCAGCGGCGACTACGGCCCCAAGCCGGGCCGACAGTCCAAACCGCTGCGGGACCCGGAGCTTGAGCACTTAGAGTACCAGATTCAGCAGGCTCGGGACACGCTCCGCAAGCGCATCGCCGCCCTCGACCCGTGGACCAAGCGACTGCGCGAGCACCCTCTGCGTGTCATCACGCAGCCCTTCCGTGAGGTCCAGGCGTGGAAGTCGGCGTTCGACTTCTCCGCCTTGATGAAGCAGGGCGGTATCGCCCTCCGATCTCGACCACTTCGCACTCTACGCCGTATGCCGATGGCGGTGCGAGCGTGCTTTGACCCGGAGTTGGCGTTCAAGATCAACAATGAACTTATTAACGGCGACCGGGCGTGGTACTACAAGCGGGTCGGGCTTGACCTCACTGACTATAACGGTGCCCTCAATGTCCGCGAAGAAGAACTCGCCTCGATGTGGATTGAGAACCGCAAGTACCTCGGCGCCGGACTGCGAGCGTCTGAGCGTGGGTTCGTGACCCTGCTCAACGTGATCCGGGCCGATGCGTTCAACGCGATGGAGGGAGCGTTCGCCAAAGAGGGTGGTCTGTCGCTTGATGAGGCGCGGGCCGTCGCTATGTACGTGAACACAATGACGGGGCGAGGGTCGCTGGTCGGTCTTGAGAAGGCGGCTCCGGTACTCAACGGACTGCTGTGGTCCCCCCGCTACACCCTGAGCCGATTCCAATACGAGATCGGGATGCCGCTATGGCAGCGTAAGGCGAGTTGGCGGGTCCGCAAGGCCATCGCCAAGGAGTACGCCCGGTATTTGACGGGCGTGGCTGTCACATGGCTGCTGTACCAGATGGCCCTCGGCGGCGACATCGAGAAAGACCCGCGCTCGGCGGACGCCGGAAAGATCAGAATCGGCAATACCCGGCTCGATCCGCTCTCAGGGCTGGCCCAGTGGACGGTATTGCTGGCCCGCCAGGTGACAGGGCGGACCAAGACCGGCGCAGGCGAGATCGTGCCGCTTTCACCCACCGACCCTGAGTTCCCATACCGCGGGTCCACGCGGCTCTCTGTTGCGGGGCGATTCCTGCGATCCAAGCTCGGTTTCTTCCCTGGCAAGGTGGTGGACTTCTTCGACGGCAAGAATTTTATCGGGCAGCCGTGGTCGTGGGGACGGGAGATTACGACAGCCCCGATCCCACTGGGATTCGAGGACGTGTTGAAGCTCATGGAGGACCAGGGCGTGCCGAAGGGCCTGGCCCTGGAAACATTGAACCTGTTGGGCGACAGCGTGCAGGTGTACGATGAGAAGGAAGAACGCCGCGAACCTCGTCGGCGTGTTCGGAGGTCGCGATGACAAGTCAGGAGAGGAACGATCTGCTCATTCGAGTCGATGCCCGAACGGAGCAGTTAGTAAAGTGGACCGAGGAACACGTCCGGCTGCATGAGCGGCTGTCGTCGGCGTTCATCGCGGCGGTCGTATCGGCCGTCCTCGGACTGGGAACCACCGTGGTCAGCCTCATTGTACTCCTTACGCGGAATAACGGCGGATAAGCTCATCCAGCCACGCCCCTGTCGTATACCACCGATAGCCTCGGCCGCTGGGGGCCTTGAGCATTTGAAGCTCGCCCGAGACGATCCAGCGGCCGATGCGTTGTTCGCTGACAAGCGTACCAGTACGCTTGCGAATCGCCGCGCGAATCCGCTCTCGGGGTATCCAATCAGGGCGGGGTTGTGGTTTCATATCCTGTGATACCTCACCGGCTCTCCCGTCACTGAATGTGCCATGACGATCACGGTATACTCTATCCCGCGCTTGGAGTGCAACCGTATTTTCCACCCATCCTCCCAGCCTCCATAGAGTCGCTCGACGGAATCGACGTGACCCTGATTGAGGGCATCCGCGAGCACGCGGTCGCGCTGAGCCGCCTGCTCGCGAAGCCACTTTAGGAGTAGGGTATCGGAAGGGGTCATGCTGATAACCTCGGCATAGTAAGTTTCGGCTTCGCCCAGATGGCTGCCGGTCGGCACCACGCACGAACAAACTTCCCCCACTCTGCGGGTCGTTTATCCGCGCTCTCGCCGTTCCGATAGTACATAGCAAAGGGTGTCGCGCCTTGGCCCTTGATCCACTTCACCCGTTGGAGGGCCAAATCAAGGGTGTCCCCCGCATAACCGACAAGCACGTATACGCCAATCTTCGACCGCTTGAAACCCGCCGCTTTTAGCAAAGATATAGCCTGCTGCACAGGCTCCGCCTCAGCGGGCCGGTCGTAGGCCAGATACAGAATATCGAGTCTGGTTTCTACAAGTCGATCCACAAACCATGAGGTTAACCGAGCGGCCTCAAGCCCACCTGTGAATCGGGGTCGCTTGGGTTGTCGCTTGAGCATAGCGAATACTCGCTCTTGGTGCGACTGTGGGGCGGCCAAGAGATTGTTGTCGAGAATATCCCATCCATCCATCACAGGTAGGATACGTAGACCTCCCTCGCGCCTGGGTACAAAACAAAACCAGCATTTGTTCGGGCAGCCTCTTGTCGTGATGGTATATCCATACCGTAGGAACCGGCCGGGGGTGAAATAATCGCCGGGGTCATCGTAGGCGGGGCCGCCAAGGCTGACGCAGGAATAACGTCTCCCCCACGCCTCAGCGAGTTCCTCTGCTTTGGGTCTATCCCAAGTGAAGGTACAACTCACGCTGACAGAATCTGCATCTAATACACCATCCGGTGGCGGCCCAACAAAAGCAAGCTCATCTTCTGGTGTGGCCTGTGTGCGGCGGGGGAACACACGTATCTCTCGGGTCATTATGCTGCATCTCCCAACAGGAGGTTACTACCAAACCGCCTCTCCAACTCCGCCCGCACCGACTCCGGCAACGGCCCCTTCGCCACGAGTTCGCGGGCTTCCTTCCTCGCCTCCACAAGCAGGTCGTAGTCCTCGACCAGATCAGCGATGCGTAGCTCGGGGAGCCCGTGCTGCCGCGTGCTGAGGAGGTCGCCCGGCCCGCGCTGGCGAAGGTCGGCCTCGGCAATCTCGAAGCCGTCGTTCGTCTGCTCCATCACACGCAGGCGGGCGCGGGCCTCGGCGGAGTCCGTGTCGGACAGGAGAAAGCAGTAGCTCTGGTCCGGCCCCCGGCCCACGCGTCCGCGAAGTTGATGGAGTTGGGCCAGGCCGAACCGCTCAGCGCCTTCAATTACCATGACCGTCGCGTTGGGATTATCCACGCCGACTTCTACGACTGTAGTAGAGACGAGGATTTTGCCGGTCGAGGCCGGGGCAGACCACCACTCGGCGACCTGTTGCTTTCCGATAGAGGTTGTGCGTCCTGTGAGACCGAGCACCGCCGCATCGGGGAACAACCGCGCGTATTCCAGCAGCACTTCCTCCACCGCCCGCATCTCGTCATCCAGGGCCTCGATCCGAGGGCAGACGACGTAGACCTGATGGCCGGCGGCGAGTTCACGTTCAATAACGTCATATACATGCAGGTCTGGATAACCATTTGCAGGCCCTACCCCAGTAAACCTCCACACAACCTCATCACGGCTTTTCTTCCACCATGTCTTTACCGGCCTTCTCCCCGGCGGCATCGACCGAATCGTGCTCACATCGAGATCGCCGAAGACGGTCATCGCCATCGTCCGGGGTATCGGCGTGGCGGTCATCACGAGGACATGCGGGTTGCCGTGGCGCCGGAGTGCCGCCCGCTGCTCTACGCCGAAACGATGCTGCTCGTCGATGATGACGAGGCCGAGGCGACTGAATGCCTGCCCATCCGACAGGAGAGCGGTCGTTCCTATGGTGATGTTCGATGTGCGAGAATCGTACTTACCGCCCCGTCCTCCGAGCACGAGGGAGTGTGATACCCCCGCCCGCTCGAAATACCCCTTGATCGTCTCGTAGTGCTGGCGAGCGAGGATTTCCGTAGGGCATAGGATCGCCGTCTGACCGCCGTTGAAGGCCATGACGATAGCGGCGTAGGCAGCCACGGCAGTCTTGCCGCAGCCGACATCGCCTTGGAGGAGGCGGTTCATGGCGCGGGGCGAGGATAGGTCCTCGACTACCTCTACAGTCGCCTTGGCCTGGTCGGGGGTAAACTTGAATGGGAAGTATTGGCTCACAGACCCCATAGGGCCGATACACTTCACACTCGGCGGCTCCTGCTCGCGGCGGGCCTGACGGACGGCGAGGGCGAGTTGCATGTAGTAGAGTTCGTCATGCTTGAGATGCCGGCGGGACCACTCCACGTCATCCTGATCGAGCGGTAGATGGATAGCGAGCGTGGCCGTCGGGAATGAGAACTTGGCGTCGAGCAGTTGCTTTATTAACCGCCCAATGTCCTTCGACGTGATCCCCGATGTCACCGGGTACGTGACCTCGTTGAGCGCACTCGGGTCCGGGGTCTCGTCGGGCTTGAGGACTTTCCACGCGGGGTTTGTGAAACCGCCGTGCGTCACGATCCCTGATACCATCAGCCGCGAGCCCTTGAAAACCGACTCGCGGAGGTATTGGCCGCCGAACCACATGATCCTTACGCCGGTGTCAAGAACGGCCTCGAAGTTGCGGTTAAAGGCCGATACCCTTACCACATCGCCGACGACCGTAGCCGGTTGGCCGTCTGTAAGCGGCCCGCCAAGCGGCGGTGCGAACGTGTAGCCGCTCGGGTAGTGGTGCAGTAGGTCCTCGACGGCCTTGATGCCGAGGCGTTTGAGGGCCGCCGCTTTGGACGGCCCTACACCTTTGAGTTCTCGGACGGGGGTGGTGAGGGTTATCATGGTTCGTTCCTGCGGCATCGGGTCAAGCCGATGCCCTATGTTACGTTTCCACTCAGGCCATCCGGCAACAATACGGCGGGCCTCTGCGAAGTGGTCGTTCATAAGCTCGCCGACTCCTTCTGTACGATGGTACGCCGGGTTGCCGTTCAGATGTCGGCATACAAGACCGACTGGACACGGGCCTACAAATGTTTTGAGTACGAGACGATGAACGAGGTATTTCCGTTTTCGCCCACCCGCATATAGCTCTACCCGGCAATAGCCGTCTCGGTCTGTTCGTTGGCAAAGCTGTTTGGGGGTCGTCCTTGGCCCCCATCTGCTCTTGAGGGAGTATACATTGCCCCGCGCGTCTACGGCATATCCTTCCAAACCCGGTATCTCTTTCATGCGAGTGTTGCCTTGATGGCCGCGATAGCTTGGGCGGTGTCAGAGGACCGGGCCGCCGTGATCGCGGCTTTCAATCTGTCGGCCGCTTCGCCGGGATTCGTGTTGATAAACGACTGGACGCCCTTCACTACCTCGATAAGTTGCCGATCTTTGCCGCTCACGCTCCCCTTGAGTTCTGCCAAGGCGGATTCCATTTCTTCGGGGGACCAGTCTTGTGGCCGCTTACGCATGAGACCGAGCATCCCCGCGAGGCCGCCCGCCCCAAGGGCGCTGAGGCCGACCGAGAGCAGGCCCGTCTCGCCGAACAACTGCTCCTCGCGGGCGCGGGCGATCTTGGTGTTGTTCGTCACCACGCCCCGCAGGATGCCGTAATCGAGTTGATTCTTCTCCTGCATCTGAGCCAGGGCGAGGACCTTGACCTCGTAGGCATTCTCGACAGCGACCTCAAGGCGGATCGCTTTCTCAAGATTGGCGTAGCCCGCGAAGGCGTTGGGCTCGGCCACACCGGCGCCGACGGCGTATTCGACAGCTTTCTGGTCGATGTTCGCCGGGGTCACGTACTCGGACAGGGACGCACAGCCGATGCCAATGGCGAGGGCGGCGATACAGAGCAGGGTTAGGATTGTTTTCATTCGTCATCAACCTCCAAGATATTATCGCTTCCGCAATCGGGGCAGGCGCTTATAGTATACCCCGTCTCCACTTCGAGTACATGTTCGTCAGGCGTCTCAAACTCTCGTCCGCAGTCATTGCATCGATACATCAATGCGCTCCTTTCTCCACGCTGAGATAATATTCATAGATGTTCTTAGCCACTACTGTCGGACTACGAGAGGCCCAGAGTCCGTTGCCGCCGTCGAGCTTTAGTCCCACCCAGGACTCCCCCCATTCGAGTTTTTTACGCCCGAGAATCACACCTACGATGCCTTTACTGCATCTGCACACTTTACCAATCATATCAGCATTTCTCATAAGTTGCTCCTCACAAAAACAGTATTGCGTTCACAACAGCCAACAAACACTCCGCCGCTCCCATGCGGTACTGCCGCGTCACGAGGCCATAGACCCCGAGGACGGCGTAAGACAGGATGCAGGCGAGGGCGAGGTAACGTCTCATAAACGGGCATGCCTTCTTCTATGACATTCTCGACACAACCATAGCACATCCAAAGGCTGTGTGTAATCTTCGTGATGCGCGCGTATCTTATCGCTAAGCTCGCCGCAATCTGCGCACCGTTCTGGTGGGACAAGAAGCCCACTCTTTCTGGCCGCAGCAACTATATGATGCGCGCGTTTCTTATCTGGATTACGCGCCGCGTAACGACGTGCCGCGTCACATCGCGTCGTCTTTCCATGTGGAGAGCGGGAGTATTCAAGGCACTGCCTCAAGCGAGATTCGCGATTGTCGCGATAGTATTGTTTTACGTACGCTATTTGCTTATCGCGGTGAACAGAATACCACTCACGACAATACTGATTCTGACACTCCCTACATCGCCCTTGACGACGATCTCTCGTCTTAGGGTGCTTATTGTAGGCTGATAGCGGCAACCATCTGCGGCACACTAAACATTGCTTCTCTACGTCTACCGTTTGAGATACCTCTCCGCCGCCTCCGGGCGGATAGCAATGCCGGGATAAGCGCGCACGCGCCGCCCCGCCTCCATGATTTGTTTCGCCTTGATGGGATTCTCCAAGTTCGCCAGCTTCATCCCAAACCCGATCTGCGACAAGCTCGTGCGGCTCATGTTCACATCACACCAGTTTTTCCACAAGTCATATAGCGTATTGCACTCGACCCGGTGCTCGGCATATCCGGCCCCGATGAATCGCTCCACGCACTCATCGAGCATGGCACCGACCGGGTTAGTGAGGTCTGCGATCCTGGCAAGCTGCGCCTTGGACCGCGCGGGCAGAGTGAAGCGGTTGTTCGCCAACAGACGCTTGAGGCCCTCGATGGCCCACAGAGCGATGCCCGGCAACTCCTGCTTGAGCTTGTCGGAAAGCTCGCGGTCGGGGTTGTACTTGCGATAGTTCTTCCCGAAGTAGAGCAAGTTCATCCGACTCGCCATCGCCTGCGAGGCGTCGTCGAACGGGATCGCCTCATTCGCTACGTAGGTCAGCCGGCAGAACAGGCTCACGTCCACGGCGAGCTTGTACTTTCGGGCCACGTTCATCAGGTCGCCGCCAGTGATTGCCTTCCACGTCTGCAAAAGCTGGTCGATGTCTCGCTTAGCGGTATCGCGGCTCTCCGACATGATCGCCGCGTACTTGTTGAGCAGGGCTTCTTTGCCGAACAGGGTGCGGAAGTTATTCGTGTTCGCCCCGCAGCAGCGGACCCGGCCGAGAAGGGCTTCGAGAACACTGGCCGTCGTGGACTTGCCAGAGCCGGGAACCCCGAAGAAGAACATCATCGACTGCATGTGGTTCGAGGCGATCAGGTTGTACCCGAACCACTCTTGAAGCAGAGCGATACACTCCTCATCGCCCTCGAAGATGTCGTCCACGAACCACAGCCACAGCGGGCAGGTGTGGCCGGGGCGGTACTCGTACGGCAGCGTACTCGTCACGAACACATCCGAGGTCAGCGGGGCGAGCAGGTTGTCCCGCATATAGAGGATGCCGTTCTTGAAGATCACCGCGCGGGCGAGGTCCATCGGAGCGCACGCTTTGATCGAGAACGGCTCGTGAACCCCGTCCTCGATACGGACGTGCAGGTGCGAGGAGGCGGCGTCGTTGAGGTTGCCGATGAACTTGCGGTCGGGGAAGAAGTTCGTTATGGCCACGCCGTCTTTGGTCTGCTTCTGCCCCTTGGCATCGGCGAAGAATTCGTACCACTCGCACTTGATCTCTTCGGGGGGCATCTTGCGGTAGACGATACCGCCCCAGCGATAGTAGTCGCCGTTGATGTAGTGGATCAGGCGGTCGCCGTCTCGCATATGCCGCTTTTTCACCCAGGCTTTCACGAGGCCCAGCGGCGTTGTGTCTTGCAGGACCGAGCCATCATCTGTAGTCACGCCTGCCTTGGCGACGTGGGCCTCGAACTCCTCGCGGGTTGGATGCCACGCGCGGAGGTCTTTGCCTTTACCCTCGGGCGGCAGGACCTTGACTATCGAGGCGACGACGGGCTTGAGGGTTTGAAAAGTCGCTTCCACGCCCCGCTGGCCGGCGCCATGCGGGTCTCGGTCGCCGACAAGGATGACATCGCGCCCTTGGAGAAGCCCTGCGAGATTCTTGTCGCCTGCTGCGTTAGACTTCCCGACCGCCACGTAACCCAGCGACTTCGCAACCATGCGATCAGACCAGCCCTCAGTGATAACCACGGGCTGATCCGATACAGGCAGTACAGATACGGCTCCTCCTCGATAATCAGGCTGGGGATGACGGCGATGGAAGTACCCAGCCCCAGTTTCAAGGCGACGTTCTGCACCTTCGGCGGTTCGGACGCAGATGACCGCAGCGGGGTCCGACGTATCCTCATCAGACACGAGACAGCCATCGGCCGCGCGCCCGCAAATCGGACACTCCACCCCCGCGTCTCCCACTCGAACGAATTGGGGCCGGTACTCCGGTAGGTCCTGGTCTTTTTGTCGTACACCCAGGCATTCATAATAGAGTCCTCGCTTTGAGCCTTCCCATGTGTATTTTTTCCCGTTAGCATATCGCCGCAACAACCCCGTGATATTGCCTGCACCGTCTCGCTCGGGAATCACCCAACATCCTTCGGCCGGGTAATAGCCTATCGCCTCGCCGCAGAATACCTCAGCAGGAAGGCCAAGACTGCGAGCGAGCATATCGACCGCCTCGGGGCGCATGTTGGCTTGGAGGGTGAGAAGCAAATCCCCAAAGTCTATTCCTTTGCCCACAGATGCCTCCACGTCTTATGGTGCGCTATATTGCTGACCTGGGCAATCGAGATACCGTAGACCCGAGAGATATATCGTAAAGAGAACCCGGCTTTGCGAAGATCGGCGATTCTCAAAACATTTGCTGCGGTTAACTTACCGCCCCGCCCACGATTTTTGAAGCCGCCGGCGCTGCCGTGTCTTACCGCGTCCTTTTGATTCGCCGACCGAGTGTCCCATCGCAAATTCTCTAACCGATTATCCGAGGGGTCCCCGTTGTTGTGGCAACACTCCATACCCGAGGGACGTGGGCCGACAAAGGCTTCGAGGACGAGGCGGTGGACGACACGTAAAGTCGCCACTCCATTGCTATAGAGGGCTACTTGTTTATATCCATAATTGCTTTTGTGGGCTCGCAGCCATCGCCCGCCTGCCACACCGCGGCGAGTCTTATTACTCCACACCCGCCCGTCGTCGGTGATCTCGTATCCGGGGAATCCTGGTATAGGTTTCTGCATCATCGCCTCCCCCTCATCTGGGGCCTCCATGCCCCGTGGTATGTGCGTCACAGACCAAGTCTCGCGCAGCACTCCGCCACAACGCCAGACCAGTCGGCGCCAACGGCCTCGTCGCCGCCCCTCTCGTTGACGACCTCGATCCACTTGTTCTGAATCTCAAGATCGGTCTTCCCGGCGGCCTGAGCCTTGTCGGCGTAGGCGCCCCAGGCGTCCTCCTGGCTGAGAGGAGCCGCCGCTGCAACCGGCGGGGCAGCCTTCGGCGTAGCGGGGCGACCGCGCTTCTTCGGCGGGGCAGGAGGCTCAGGGGTAGCGGCCGAGGGCGCGGGCGTGATCGACGGTGTAGGCGCGGGGGCCGGCGTAGGGTCCGGGCTCACCGGCGCCTGCGGCGGGGCTGCGGGCTTCGCGGTCACGGGCTTGGGGCCGCCGCCGAGCTTCTTCAAGATACCGGCGTACTTAGCGTCCAGTGCCCGCACTTTGGCGGCGTCGAGCTTCTCGACCTTGCGGCCCGGTGCGGCGTCGTAGGCGTCGATACCCTGGACCCTGCATCGCTCCATGTCGTTGTAGGTCTCCATCCCCATCCGCCACTGTATCTGCTTGGCGAGGCCGTTTTCGGTGTCATTCAGCGCCGCCCACGACATGCCGTCCCAGCCGAAAGCCCGCATGATCTGACGGCAATTGACCGGGTTCTCCTTGTCCTTGCTGGTGATGAGGTTGAGGTACGCCTGGGCTTCGCAGTCCTCGTAATTGAACGGAGTCCAGACCTGGTTGTCCTCGTCGTATCGCTCCGTCGCCTGCAAGGTCAAAATCAGTTGCAGAAATCCGCCGGAGGATTCACTGAGGCCGCGGTCAATGACAATGCCGCGAAAGGAGCCCGATTGACTGATATTGCTCATGCTTATTTCCCCGTTAGGAACAGTTCTCTGAGTTTGGCCCACCGCCGCCGCTGTTCCTCCGTCGGCGGTTTGCCGTGACATTTCTTGTACTTGTGTCCACTGCCGCACGGGCAGGGCGCGTTACGTTTGGACGACAACGACGATCTCCTTCATTCGCTTGAGGCATTGCATACAACAATCCCTGTGCGTCGTGTACAAACTACCGTTGTGTGGATGTTTCTCCTCTATTGTCACTCTGACGACTTCTGCGACCCGAGAGCAGAAGTCGCACGTATGGTATGTCGCCATCACTTCTCCTACATGACTGTGTGGTTTCCGCGAAGCACGACCTCTTTTCCGCAGCCGGGGCACCGATGCCGAAGCCGCTGGCCCGGACGAATCACAATATGATGCGGCGGTTCGTGTTGTGGATGACAACACGGCGGACGATACTCAGGGTCATCCTCGATAACATCTGCGGACGGCATAGGACCTGGCTGAGTCTTCACCCATCTCTCGTAGTTCATTCACTCCTCCACGACGATGCTGGCATTGACCGGCGTGACGTGCTCGGGGATTTCCGACTCGATGCAATCCCCGATTCGCTTACCGGACACGCACTGCGCTCCGCTCAAATCGAACTTCTGCCACAGGGCCTTGCCCCGGATGCGGAAGAACTCGCCAACCTTGACCTTAGTGAACAGAACTTTCTTCATGGTGTTACCCTCCAAATAAGAGTTGCCAGATACTATCATCCTGCGGATCGGTGAACGTCACCGCCGCACAGTCGGCGCCGAGGGTGCGACTCTTTGCCTCGAAGGTCGCGTCGGGGTGGACGTTAATCACGCGACTTTTAACCGGCGTGATTTTGCGGTCTTCGACCGACGCCCCCTCCCACCCGATACGAAATACGTGGTCTGCCCACTCGATGTAATCCTTGCGAACACTGGCTTTATCGCTGTGGTGCAAGTTCGGGCCGCTCTTGAAGTAATTCTCCCCGGCGGTGTTTGTCTCGGCGACAGCGGCCTCCTGGCATATGATGATGATGTTCTTGCCGGCGCGGACCAGCCGATCACAGTCGGCGAGAATCGAGTGCATCAGATCGAACAAATGCCGGTAGCCTTTGCCGTAGCCATAGCCCTCTATACTCGATACGCGAGTCCCCTTCTCGTGGGGGATCACAGCGAACATATGCGTCTGCGCCCAGTGTTGAAGCATGGTCGCGGTGTCAATGACTGCCGTGGCGTGGCCGTCGAACACGCCACTCTGTAGTACGGCCCGCACATCTGCGAATGTCTCCGGCAATCGGCCCTCGGCATCTCGAACTGTCTGTACGGGTTGCCCAGTCTTCGGGTTGAGAATCTTCCGCCCGCCGTCATCGACGCCGATGAACACCGGATCAGGGGCCGCACTGGCGAGGGTAGTCTTACCCATACCACTCGGGCCGTAGAGGATAATCTTCTCGCCATCGCCAGCCCCGGTCCAAGGCGCGACGGTAAACTGCTTGACCGGCTGCTTCACCACGGCGGGGGCCGGGGTACTGATGCGGGGTGCGGGTGCGCGGGGTGCCATTAGCGGGTCCTCCAAAGATGCTTCCAAAAACGGTGGTGGGCTATGCCGCGAACATGCGACGGGCACACCCCATACACTTCACTCAAATCCGCGACGGACACCCCGGCACGGAATAGATATTCGATCCAACGAGCATCGGTTTCCGTTAGTCGATCCTTGTTGCGATTCTTCAAGCCGCCTTGTGTTCCATGTCGAACTGCGTCTAACTGATTTGCAGAGGGCGTATCCCACCGCAGGTTCTCGACATGATTGTTCGTAGGATCGCGGTCGGGATAATGGCACGCCTCCATGCCGAGCGGGCACGGGCCTACAAAGGCTTCGAGGACGAGACGGTGTACCTTATGTTCTTTCCGCTTGCCGTTCTCATGCAGACACACGAGGAGCCGCCCGGTACTATTCATGCGCGATTTAAGCCAACCGCCCCGCGATCCTGTACGACGCTCGCTCCATACTCGCCCGTCGTCTGTGACCCAGTAACGCAACGATCCAGGCACCCTCCGCATCATCCCAGGGGCATCTCCTCCGCTCGGGGGTGTCTCAGCCGATACCCCGTCGGAGCCCTCCCTGGCGTCACCTGTACCCCGGACTGACATAACGACAGGAATTCGCACCGCCATTTCGTCTGGCAACTTTGAAGATTCTGACACCACAATCCGCCTTTCTCGACCATACGAATCTGTTTTGCAAGATGAAACAGTCGTAGTTGGAACCGCTCCAATTCAAGGTTCGTCCGCGATACTTCCCGCCGTTGGAAGTAGAACTCCGGTCGCTCTGCTATATCTTGTAGAAGCCTCGCCCCAAAGAGTTCCGGCGTCTCGATTGTCGTAACATCCGACAGACACGGGCCGCCTATCCAGGCCCCAGCGGGGCTGATCTGCGTCCCACAATACTCTCCCGTCTCCGCCAGCGTCTTGAGATCGGCCTTGCTGATCCTCTTAGGGGCTATCTCTGGTTTCTTCCACACATCCACCACCGCCCCCTGGATCGGCGGGTCCTCGGGCATGATCCCGTAGGGCTTGAGCATCCCGCACGCCTGGGCATATCGTCCGCCGTAAAGGTAGCCACTGATCTGATCGCCCTGGGTCAGGCCGGTCCAATAATCTTCGCTCTTTATGCTGTGACTCGTGCTCTTGCGCTCCCAGACGTAGACGAGGCCGGTAGCGCGATCGCGCACGAGGCGGTCGATCTTGCCGACGAATACGACTTTGGGCGTCTTGCGGCCTGTGGCGGGGTTGATGACCGGGACCTCGAACTTGACCTCGGGCGCGATAACTTCCCAGCGGCCCTCCTCAGCCGCGTAGAGCCAGCGGTGCCCGGACAAGGAATATAGAAGTACGACACGCTCGGTCTCCCACTCATCACGTAATTTGTTGTCCGGCACGGCCGCATACGCCTGGCTGAGATAGCGGGCCACGCGGTCCATCGGGTCAGGCAGCACGTAGCCCGTGCCGCCGCACACGGGGCAGTCTGGGCGTATCTCCTCGTGTCGCCGACAGTCGGGGCATACAGCCCCGGCTCTGTGTTCGAGGACCTCGTGGCAAGCATGCCACGTAGAGCCCACACGAAGCGAGTCTTTGTCGCGGTCGGCGGTCAGGTCGTAGAGGTATGCAAGTTCATACCTCCGTTGACATGCAAGGTAGTCGGCGTTGGCGGATGCCGAGAGGCGCAGTTCCCGCATCACTCGCCCTCCAGTTTGATACGCCCGCGATCATCGAGGTCGAGGCCGAGGGCGGGGTCGATGAAACTCTGTCGAGTCAATCGGCCCTCGGGGGTAAACGCGATGAGATACATCCATACCCTGCCACCCCCCTCGACGGCGACTACGTTAACCGTACCATCGGGGTCCTGCACGAGCCGCAGTCGCACCGGGGACTTCTCTTTGGGCGTAGACTCACTGTAGATTTCGTACTTCATGGGTTTCTCCTACTGAATGGTTGGCATTGCCGGACGCGGGGGCCGGACCTCGGCAATGCGCCTGTTAATTAACTCGATCTGACTCGGCCGGATGTCTATGGTGATCCAGCGGCGGCCGTGTTTCTCGGCGACTGCCGCCGTAGTTCCACTTCCGCCGAAGGGGTCGAGGACGACGCCGCCGGGCGGGCAGAACGACCGAACGAAAAACTCGGCGAGCTTCTCGGGGAACGGGGCTTCGTTTTCGTGGGCGATCTTGGAGCCGAGATGGCCGCCGCTACAGCGGATCACATTACCAGGGTTGGCCTTCTCAGGCGGCCGGTATACAGACCCATCCAACCGTACAATTGTACCATCCGTCTGTAGTTCTCCCGAACGTCCACCATGAGTAGCGTGTGGCATGTCATGCCTTGCACCACTTACCATGCCAGAAACCCGCACCCGCTCTCCGTTCTGTTTCCTGTGCGTGGGATCGCCCCCAGGCCCATACTTAGGCTCGTCCCCCATAGCGATGTTGTCGCTCCACGGCAGCTTGCCGCCGTTGGTGGCGCAGATGATCCACTCATAATCAGACCGCAGCCAATCAGGACCACCACTGCCGGGGATGCCAGATCGGCAGTAGATCGGTGGATTACGGACACAGACGCCCGCGCGGTATAGGTCCGCCATAAGCAGAGCCGGTGTTGCCGTCCAGGCGTAATGCTTGGTGCGACCGGCTACCACGAACGCCACGAGTCCCCGGCAGACCCGCAGAGACTCACGATACACCGTCACCATCCAGTCAACCCACTCCTGCCCCTTGAGGTTGAACCCGATCCCGTAGGTCCTCGCGTCCTCGTAGGGGGGAGACCCGAACACGAGATCGATTGATTGCTCGGGCAGCCGCCGCATTTCCTCCAAGCAGTCACCGAGCATGGCCTGGCCCGGCATTAGCGTTTCCCTTGATATCGCGGATCGCTTCGCATAAAGTCCTCAAGGCGCTCGACGCGTCTTACAAGAACAAGACCAACCACGATAACCAGGATAAGTGTGAGAATACTCGACATCAGCATCACCATCCCCTCCTGAACACGCGCACCAACCTACGTGCACATCTATGAATCAAGCGCGGTCGCGGCTCATACATTGCGGCGTAGCTCTTCCGCTCTATCGTTGGATTAGTCCGCAGCCACACAGCGAAGGCGTGACTTACACCGCTATGCCACTTCCAGTTTCTAAATGCCTCTGGATTCCACACTCTAATTCCTCCACAGACCGCACGAGTAGATACACCCCGCCGCTCGCCTCTATCTTTTCTTGGAACCTGATTTGTTTGGGCGATTGCTTGCCGCCTACAGGACGTTTAGTTTCTACCGCGAGAAACCGCCCATCAGGCAGCAGCCCTATGATGTCGGCCGAGCCGGGGTAGCCGAAGTAGACTGGGCGCCCGTCGAGCCATACAGTGCGTGTGTTATTCCGCCACGCGAACACGCCTTGCTTGTGGAGCCATTTGAGGCAAGCGCGGAGGACCGGCGTCTCGCGGCCATTTACAGATCGAGGGCGGCGAGGCCGGTCGGGATCGGCTTGCGATTCCGAAGGTACTCGTGGCGGTAATAGCGCTGTCGCCACGCCTGTCGCCGGCCGAATCCCAGGGACCGCAGGAAGCGGTATTCGAGAATGTTTCTGACGCACCTTGTCGGCCACGAACTGACCGAGCGGGCGCACTTTACGAGCGAGTTCCGAATGTTCGCGAGCATAGTTCCTCCTCATGTCTTGTGATACCTATCTGCCAAATTCCCTTCCGTCGCCACTGGCAGTCCCTCGGCCCACGGGGGTACGATTGTTTGTAGACGGTGCATCTCGGCGAGCGCCTCCGTATCGCCTGCGCGCATCAAGCACACGGCCTGGTCATGTACTGAGAAGAGCGTATTGAACCCCGCATCCTCCATCCGCAATAGGCCGAGGCCGAAGATGTCACGCGCCGTAGCTTGGCAGACGTTCTCCGTCAGGAGGCCCCCGTATACATGTCCCCAGTGATACCGACAGGTGTCGTCGGCCGCCGATACGGCGGCGTGCGGGTAGAACAGCACGCGGCTCGACGGCAGGCCGATACAGACGGTCCCGCCCTCATTCCAAAACTGCAAGGCCCGACCGTAGTGGCTCACGGTAGCCTGTTGGTCGCGATAGCGAGCCACGAACCGCCAAGCCTTCTCAAGCTCCCGCCAGAACGCGGGGATCATGGAGTATCGTTGGCGGTACACATCGATAGCCCGCTGGCACATCTGTCTGGTGAGGTCCCCCGAGACAAAAGCGTCTTTCAGGCTCGGCTTGACTCTGCATCGTTCATAATGCTTCTGACCGCCCATGCCGTAGCCGGCCCCGAGGACGGTCTCCTTCGACAGATCGCGACGAATCTTCAAGACGCGGGCCAACTCCGGCGGGTCGTCATCGCGGGGCTTGCGGACCTCGCTGTGATATATCTGCTCAGTCCCGAACTCACTGTAAATATCCCGATCCTGCCGAAATGCCTCAAGCAAGTCCTCCTGCCCCGCAAACCACGCGAGCACGCGGGCCTCGATCTGGCTGAGGTCGCCGGTGCCGAGAGTGAACCCCTCGGGGGCCGTGAGCATCTGCCCCACCTGTTTAATGAGGTCGTGTACGTCACGGGCTCCAAAATTCTGTGCGTTTATTCCTTCCGCCCCCGACCACCGCCCCGGCCCGGCCCCGTAGTATTTGAGCGGGACGCCCAGCCAGCCCCCGCGTGCGGCGGCCTGTGCCATCAGCTTCCGCACGCGGGAGATATGGCCGGGCCACGAGTCCGTCGCCTTACGCGCAACCATCAGAGCGCGGACCCGCGGCTCGGGGTGAGAGAGGAGACGATCCAAGGCAGTGTCAGTCTTGGCGAGTGCCGGGATCATCTTTTTCTTGCCTTGTTTGCGGGGTACTGATTCGCCATCAGGCAGAGCCGCCTCAAGCATGGAAATAAAAGTTCGATCCTTCGATACATCCGCGGCAGTAACGAGTCGTATCAAGGGCGATGTCAAACCTTTGCGCTTCCTAACCGATGGTGTGATTACCCGGATACCGAGAGAATTGATTTTGTCTATGGGCTGTTGCAACTCCGCCTGCATCCCGGCGATGAGATCACTCCCAAGCCGCATATCAACTTTTATCTGAGGAACAAGAAACTGTCGCAAAGTTTGATAGGCCAGCCGCAACTCCACAGGTGCCCACGTCAGACGCGGAAGTAGTGTTTTGAATAGGTACGCCTCTATAGGCACATCCCCGTCACGACAGTAACTAACCATCGCCGCTCGTTGCTCCGCGTTCATGTCGGCCCAGTGGAGGCCGAGAAACTGCTTAGTGTCGCCCTTCGGCGTCGGGGCGTGGTACTTCTTCGCAAGATGGTCCAAACTATGCCGATCCCGTGCGTCGAGGTGCCTGGACAAGTCGAGAATATCAACAACATACTTCGGCGTGATACCAAATCGTTCGTGGAGAACAAGACAGTCGAACTTGCCATTCTGAACAACGACAGTGTACTTATCGATATTCGGGGCCAGGGCGGCGAGGTACGGACCTACTTCATCGGGGGGCAAGAACCCGCTGGCCTGCGAACCGTCGCCGAGCGTTTGGTAGCCAAGACCGACAACCCCAAATCTTGCATCCATGACGTATTCCACCGTACTCAACTTAGATAGTGAGTAGTCGGCGTCGAAATACGTCTCGAAGTCCAGCACAATCGCCTGCGTAGGGAAGCCAGCGGATTCGAGTATTGCCTGCCACGGTTCCATCATGTCCAAACGCGCCCCCATACCTTCCCAGCGATTATACGATGTACCGTGGATGCCCCGATCCCATATTGCGCGGCTATCTCTCTCATAGAAAACAGCCCAGTACGGTAGGTGTAGATCATCTGGCGTACCTGCCGGCTGGTGAGTTTCGTTCTACCGTGTTGTTCTCCGCGTGGATGACGACCCTGTTGGACTGCCTCCCGGTGGTTGCTCGCCGAGGTGTCCCACCGCAGGTTTTCGACGTTATTGTTCGCAGGGTCCGGGTCAGGACCGTGGCACGCCTCCATCCCGTCTGGGCATGGACCAATGAACACTTCAAGAACAAGGCGATGAACAAACCTACGGTACGTCTTCCCGCAACAGGATAGGGTAACTCGTAAATGACCGCTGCGTCTGTTCCTATCGGGCCGCAGAAATCTTCCGAGCCCCCCGTTACAGGACCACACTCGCCCATCATCAGTGATCTCGTATCCTGGGAACCCCGGTATCGGCTTTTGCATCACACCCCCTCCAGCCAGTAGCCGTCGCGGGGGTTGCCCACCATCTTGCACTTCTCGATCCGGCACGCCGCCCAGGCCCGCAGGTCCGCAAGCAGTCCGCGTATGGGCCCGGCGTTATTCACGCCGTCGAAGCACATATCCCAGTAGAGCTTGACTATCCACCCGAGCCTTGCGTACACGCAGCCGATGTTCGTCCCGCGGCGGTCATTCGGCCCCAGGGCCGGGTATGGGATGCGGGCGTTGTCACGCACGGCGCCGGGCTCGACGCAGTTGATGAACTTGTAGAACATGCCCTGCCAACCAGGCACGTAGGTACTGCGGATCAAGACGTCTATGGTCTCGCGTATTTCCGCCGCGAGGGTCTGCCGTAGTTGGTATTCGGCTACGCCAGCGAAGCGGAAGCCTTTGGAGGCGGGGACTCGGGGGAGTTGAAGGGTCATTGTTTCTTGCCCCTGAATTTGCTGTCGTGATAGGGTTCGCCTTTCCCGATGGGCATGATGTGCAGTTGCGGCACTGTGTCGATGATCGTACCAACAGCAATGATGGGTTTACAGGGGTTCCGATCCTGGTATAGAAACTCGATACGATCCCACGCGAACCCGCATCCAACATCCATTCCAAAGAGGCGCCGCTCGGGGTTACACAGAAACTTCACACCACCGCACGTATGATGATGTCCCATTACCACGGATTGGGCGATCTTCCGCATCGTGTTGTAGCTGGGATGGATGCCGCCGCCGCAACCATCGCCGTGTATATACAACACGCCGTCGATAGTCACTGACTTCACCCATGACCATGTAGGAGTCTCCCACATTTCCGCGAATGATTTCAACGCCAGTTCGGATATACTGCCGGTTGCAGCCTTTCGTATGATGAGGCGGTCGTGATTTCCCACCACTACCGTAGCCCTGGGAAATGCCTTATACCACTCTGCAACTGTCGCGAGGGTCTTAAGCATTTCTGTTGACGGGCCGTCTGCGTCCGGGTGCTTCTCGTGGTAGGATACTGAGTGGAGGTCTACGATGTCGCCCATGAACACGGTAGTGTCACACTTGTGCTGCCGCTGGATAGCCTTACAAAACTGCAAGTATCCGGGGCGGGCGTGCGGTAAGTGGAGATCACCGATTGCCAGAACCCTCATTGAACATGCCTCCAAGTCTTGCGATTAACAATTTGCCACACTACGCTTTTGGTGATACCGAATTGATGGGCTATTTCTGTTTGTGTAGCCGCCCCCGCACGATAAATAGCCAATATCTCCCGCACCAATAATTCGGTCATCGTTGCCGCATGGTGGGCCTCACCCCGACTGTTAGTCCAATTATGCGTCCCATGTGACAACGAGTCCATAGTGTTACCAGAGTGCGTATCCCACCGCAGGTTTTCCAGCCGATTGTCGGATGGGTCCCCATTGTTGTGGCAACACTCCATGCCCGGCGGGCAGGGGCCTACAAAGGCTTCGAGGACGAGTCGGTGAACCAGGAACTTATATTGCCGACCATTTCTATACAACGCGGCCCGCAAATAAGGAATGTTCGGCATTGTAACAAATCGCAACCACTTACCGCCGCGATGCCGCCTATCCGCGCTGCTCCACACCTTACCGTCGGAGGTCACGAGATAGCCCGGAAACTCAGAAATACGGCGGAAGTCAATCACACGTTAGCGCCTCCAACTGAATCCGAACATCCTCGACGGCACTTTCTGCAAAGGCGTACATGTTGTTCCACGGTCGCGGCACGAGTACCGCCACACCGCCCGCCGCTCGCCACTGATTCACGTTCTTCTGGCAATCATCAACCAGCACGGCTCCCGGAACCTGAGCCAGGACGCTCTTGCTGTCGGTAATAACCATCAAACTATTGTCGTACGCGGGCAGATGCTCTTTAACCCACGCTACCTTGCCCGAAGCCGACATTACGTTTGGCATCGGAGTCGTGAGTAGGGTGATCTGCTTTGGACTGAAAAACCTGAGTACCGTGCGCAGAATATCGTGGCCGTCCGGCATCCATTCAAGGTTGGCCCAGAAATCAAAACCAAGATGACTGTCGAATTCTTCGAGCGATAGTCCAAGTTCCTCGTACCAATCCCAGCCCCCCGGCCCGCGGGTATAAGGCCAATGGCCTTTGTCGAACGACAGACCGAGGGCCTTGTGCGCACCGCTGTTGAAATCGGCGAGCACGCCGTCAATATCGAGAAAGCATCGCTGCATCAGGCACCACCTTTCGGGGTGAAACAGCTACACGCCGAGTCAGCGGAGTCTGCCGGCGTCGTAGACGCTCCCGGCCCACACATCTTGTCATAGTCTCGGCAGTTGCCACAAATCGGCTGGACGCTCGGCGCATCCTCTAACTCTCGGTTTCCACTTCTGGCTGCCAATAGCTCGAACAGCCAGCCGTCGGCATTGAAGCGGATAGCGCAGAGCAAATCTTCAAGACTCGCGTTCTCGGGAACCGGCAAACCCATTGACGCCCGCACCGCATCGTTGGTGTGGCGCAGGAGGCTTTCCCGGTACGTCTCGGGCGGGATGCCGCGCTTCCAGTTATCCCAATCCCGCAGAGAACCATCCTTCTGACGGCGATGAGAGCCGAGATATTCCAGATACCGCTGATTCACCTGAGCGGACAGCCCTCGCACGTAGTCGAGCTTACCGGTGTTGTCGTCGCGGGTCGCCCCGCTGTTGAAATTGCGCATCACTCCTCCTATAAAGGATGAAAGCGCACCCCGCCCGTCGCAACGCCAACGGCTCTCTGCTACCGATGCGGGGTGCGTTAGAACTTGATAACCTCGTCGCCGTTGAGACGATCATCACTGCCGGCCGTGGACTCGATGCGAAGCATGTCTTTGAGGGCCGGCACACCGTAATCGCCTGCATAGCGAATATCAAACCGAAGGCCCGGCCACGCACGACGTACAGCAGCGAGCCGCTCGGACACGCGCGGTCGCGACAACCCAAACGCGTCTGCCAAGTTCTGCTCAGTCCACGCCGGATAATTCAGATATAATTCCAAATGCTCCGCCGTGAGCTGTTTCGACGCAAGATGGAAGTCAAGTGTGCGGCGCGCATCTTCTGCCGGCCATCCTGTGTCCTGGGCAATAGCGGCCACAAAATCGTCAATGCGGATTAGCGCGGTCGGTTTGACACAGCCAAACCCCCCGCGATCCAGATTGATTTCTGCTAATTCCGCGTCCGAAATACGGCCTTCACCCCGGCAACATTGCAAAAACTGCTGCGTTAGGGCTTCTGCTTCGTGTTCTTCGGGGGTCATTTTCATATCTCCTCTATAATTCCCGTAAGGTGTCGGGGGCCTCAGCCCGCAATTCGAGGCATCGCAGGGCTTTTTCTTTCGAGTTTCGATTCGGGTTGTGACGGTTGCGCAGTCTGTTGCTCCCACTCGTCAGGATGCAGCCGCTTCTGCTGATTGACCGCCGCCTGCACCTGCTCCTGTACACATCGCGCCACGTCGAGGGCGTTGATGATGCCGTAGCGGGCGATCAGGCTATCGCTGATCGAGCGGGCGGTCTCGCTGGGCGAGATCGGTCGCTGTTCGTCTTTACTCCGAGCCATCGAGAAGTCCCTCCATATCGTGTTTGATCGACAATAGATGATCGAGGAGCCGCTGCCTCGCGGCCCCGCGGGCGGTGAATGTGAGGATGAATCGGGCGGCCGCAGTGAACGGACGCTCAATCTCAGCCATAGCGCAGAGTTTCGCGAAATGATCGTCTATGTCGGCCGTGGTCAACCAGGTGTGTTTGCGCAACATAAGCACAGACCTCCTCCGGGCGAGACAAAAATCTCGTAGAAATGTCTTGACTTCGGGAACGGTTATTGGTAAGCTACAAATCGGCGCGGCGGCCCGCGAACCATGCATCGTGAACACAACCGCCAGATACCACTCCTCCTTCGATGTTAGCTCGTCGCTCATCGCTTCTCCAAATAGGGCTTCAACTCAAGAAGCCGTTGCCGGACGCGCTTAGGGTCCGCGCTTTCGGCAAACTGCACGCGCATTCCGAACTCCGTACGATAGCCGTCGCACCACTCCGGATCGTCAGTTGTCCCATCCTCATGCTCGGCGGCAAGGTCCACACCCTCAATGTAAATGTCGAGGTCCCGCACTAATAGCTCTACTCGCTCCCTCAGTTTATCCTCTGTAGAGGCCGGCTCCAAGTGGCTCCGGTACTTACCGCCAGACTGCCCGTCGAACCTCATGGCGTATAGCTGGCGGAAGCCGCTACCGCACTTATTACAGTGGAGGGTTTCCGAGGCGACCCAGTCCGCGACCGGAGCGTTAAGGCATTCCTCTGTGAGGGCGGCCCCCTCGGTCACATCGATGGACTCGTTCGACCCGCAATTCGGGCAATAGCCCTCCACCGCGTGCTGCATGTCGGTTTTCTTGTACGGGTCTGGCGGTGCTACTACAGGCATTACAGCGCTCATCGCTCCTCCAAAAATGTGACCCGGCGGGCCTATGTGCGGCAAGTGGGCCGCGAGGCAGGTTTAGTCGAACGAGCCTCCCTCCAAAGGGAGGCCCGCCGGGTGTTTGGTCTATCGGTTGTTTGGGGCTTTAGCCGATTCCAGCGGCGGCCAGGGCGGCGCGAGCCTTGCACACTGGGCATAATTCCCGTACATGGGTCCGTCCGGGGTTCTCACAGGCCGAAACCCCAAGTAGGTCCGCCAGAGCCTCCGCCAGGTGCTCAAAGTTGTTGCAGGCGCAGACGATGAAGGCGGCGTTGGCTCGGTCGGTGTCGTCCAAACCGCGAAAGTCGTCGCCTGTTTCGCCATAGTCTTCGGCGTCGCCATCTTCGCCGACAAAAGCAATGATGCGATTCTGCGGCCCCGCGCTCGGCGCGGCAATGATAGCGGTTGCCCTCTCGGTCCACTCGTCGGGGTACATACCCCACGGCACCGGTGTGTGTTTCGCGTTCATATTGCAATGCCTCCAAGGGTTCTCGGTTTCGTTTCCCATGCCGCACGGCACGGGCCGCCCCAGGCGGATAAGGGGGTCAGTCGGCCTGTCCGTTCGCCACCATGTCACGTTTCAGGCCGTCGGTCACGTTCCAGAGTACCGGATAGTTGTTCTCCCGCTCGTAGGCGTAGACGTTCGGCTGTTTCTCGCGGTACTTCGGCGGGAGCCACTTGGCCCCTGCCATCGCGTTCAGGGCTGTCGTGCGGTACTGGTCGCCGTAGCCGTATTGCCACGGGCAGTACAGGACCGCGCCGTCACGGTGCCGCACGATCCGCACGCTATGGTAGGTGTTGCCGTTGACACGGTCGAACCAGCGGCAGGCGGTCGCCGTGAATTTGATTTTGCGTTCGTTTGCCATCGTCAATCCCCTTATCTGGGTTTCGGTTCGCCTTGCGGCACATACCGGCCCGGCCTCATGGGCCGGACCAGTGCGGGCCGATAGACTATCCGCGCTGGAATATGGCCTTGCCGTGAGCCAACAAGTCATCCTGAGGGCTGCGCAGGGCGTAGTCCATGAAACCCCAGGCATCGGTGATTTCGTCATCGCGGCGGATACAGAGGATTGGCGCGCTGGTCAGGGCGCTGATCTCTTCCGGGCGGCACCAATCCAATTCCGAATTGCAGATCAGAGGCTCGAACAAGTCCCGCATGGTGTCGTCGGTCTGGAATGCGTTCGGGTCCGCATTGTGCATCCGGCGCAAGACCTGGCGCTCGGTGGCCGTCACAGAGATTTCCAAGTCGCCGCTGTCCAAGACTCGGTTTAGCTCCTCATCGATACCCGCCTCAGCGTCATGTGAGCACCCCGCCCATCGGCCGTGCGCCTCAGCGGCCATCTGCCGGCCAGTGTCCTCGCAATACTGCTCGATGGTCGCGATGTCCAGCGTGCCGAGTGTACCAGGCGGCAACGTCTGTGCGCTGTCATACTGGCAGTTGCCCGCGGAATAGACCTGCTCCGTTGTGCCGCTGGGGGACCGGCGTAGAATCTCGTAGCCATACGCGGTGAATAACCCGTAGTATGTGTGCATAGCTCTATCTCCTCTCGCGCGGTACGCTGTCCCAGTTGCTCACGTCCACGCCGAAATGCCCAAGGTGCTCTCGGAGGTCGTCAAGCTCGTTCTGCTCGACTTCCTCGATATACTCCGGGCTGCTATCGCTCCTGATTCCCCAGAGCCCGCCGGATTGCAGGCGCTCGATACGGCGCGAGCCCACGCCTGTCGCGTACGAGACCTCCGCCACAGCGTAGATACCCATTTCGTACCACTCCCCGCGGTTGTATGCCTCCACACGCTCGTAGTCCTGCCTGACGGAATCGGGGTTGCCTGTGTCGCCACCAGACATTGCAGCGATGAAGTAGCGGTACTCGCGATGCAGGCAGCCCTCACGAATGTGACCGAGCGCCACACGATCCACAGTCCTGTCATCCGGGCCAGGCTCCGCGCTGTAGCGGCCTAAGTACGATAGATCAGAATCGGGCTCATGGTGGATGATGATACGGTCTACGCGCGGTCGGCCGTCGTCGGCCGTCGCGCTATCTCTGTGTGTGTACTTCATACTCTATCTCCTCTCAGGGTTAGCCAGGCAGCGCGCCCGGCGGTTCGTTCGACTCTGTAGAGTATAGCATATGACGGGGCGTGTGTCAAGAGGGAATCGGTAAAATCTCTTGCCAGTTCTTGTTCCGGTACTGTGCCACGGCGCGAAAGTGCTTCGTCGCGACACGCCGACATGGTCCGCCAATCGTGCATCTGGCCCCCGCTACTGCGAGCCTGCACGCCTCAGGACGGGCGATTTTCCGCCAACCGGCGTTACGGTAGGCCGCTTCATGTTCGAGCTTGTGGGCGGAGCCTACGGCGTCCGTACCGCACGCGAAATAGCGGGCGCGCGTCGGCCTCCCATCGGTTCGCCACGTCGTGGTAGTGTTCTTGAGTGGCTTGGCGTGTCCGCGGCACTCCGTGACCTTATGTCGTCCGCATACCGGGCAGTATTCCGCCCGACGTGTTGCGGGTAGGCCCGTCTCGCGCTCCCAGCGTCTCGGATCGACAGGAGTGTCATAGTTCCCCGGCAGGTAGTATCGGGCCGCCGGGCGGGTTTGGGCGGCGGATATCTGCTCATACCCCTGCTGTTTCACGCAATCAATATCCACGTCATTATCGGCTGCGGCCACACTCGGGCCGCTACGCCAATATGTGCGCATGGGCCGGGGATCGTTCAGTTCGTCGGCTTTGTTGCGGACCAGTTCATCCCTGTGCGTTTGTGTGTAGAGCAATTGCAGGAATCGAAATCGAGTAGTTTCTACGCTGTGGCCGTAGAAATATCGTAAGCCAGAAATATCAGGAAAATTGTCGTGCTCTTCGAATCCGGCCTGTTTGTATGTCCGGTCTTCTGCATCCGAAGCGGACACCGCCCACGAATTGTCTTTGTTCCACAATTTAAGCATTTTGCATACCCTCGTTTCTATCCTAAAAATGCAGGTTACTATGCCTACACGGGCTTTGAGGCTATTTCATTATGCCTCCATATAGAGGGTTTATTGCGTTCCTCTACATATATTACGTTGTTCTTCGCTTAAGATACGCAATCTACTATCTATTCTATATACCTTCTTTTTTCTTTAGAAAAGATATAGAAGAGATAGTAAAGAAAAGATATTAAAGGCAGAAACGCCATTTTCTTACTACGACTAAGCCGTTTTAGGGCATAGCCGGCGGAGGTCAAGACATAGTAATCCTGTAGCGCATACGATTAGGTCGATTTTTATGCGCTGGTGGAGGTCCGGGACGCATTCTGGCGACTCCGCGCTAATATTTTACCCCATAAACCCCCTCCATGAGGCCCGAGTCCGATACGGCTATTCATCCGCGCCGCGCTAATATCTGCGCACGGCAAGGGGGCCACCCGTCGCCAGGCAGCCCCCTTCCAGATGCGAACCCGATGGACTATCCGTATCCGTGCTCTTCGGGGCGACTCCAAGGCTCATACCCGCGAA